GAATTCTTATTCAATTACAGTTTTAAATCAAAACACCCCTGTAAGTCAAGGTGGTCCTGGAAACCCACCTAACACAAGACAGCCCACTTTATTAAATACTAGACCATTGACAATTACAGTAAATGATAGTGATCCGTATTATGGTTATTATTTATTGCCACCGATAGCAACTTCAACGAATGCTCAATTAGGTACATTTTTAAGTGATAACTACTTTGCTTTCAAATTAATTGGATATGAGTTTGATGGCAACGATATTAATTATTATGTTTCTGGATTGCCGCAGGGAATAGCACATGATTCTACCACAGGTTGGATAACAGGAACTCCTATTTTGTCATCACCGGGTATTAATAACTATAGTTTTACTGCACAAGTAGTAAGAGCAGGTAATACTGGAATAGTGTCTCCGGTGTTTAATTTTGCATTCAATCTAAGTTTGGATATCACTGGTACAATATCTTGGGTCACACTACAAGATTTAGGTACAATATATAACGACACTCTTAGCATATTAAAAGTCCTTGCAGTTTCGGACACCCCATTAGAGTATAGATTAACTTCAGGTAGTTTACCTCCGAATTTAACATTATTACCCAGCGGTGAAATAACAGGTATTGTAGCTAGTCAACCAACAAATACTTTTTTAAATGTTGGTGAACAAACTGCTTTTACATTTACAATTCAAGCATACTCGTCAAACTTTGCTATTGTAGAATCTAGCAAAACATTTACCGTAAATGTATATCAAGAATATGGGCAACCTACTGATATATTATATATTCAAGCGGCCCCTAGCATTAACGATAGAAATATACTACGAACATTGTTAGACAGTGAAGCACTAATACCTACTGAATTATTATACAGATCAGATGATGTTAATTTTGGAAAAGCAACCAATGTCATATACGACCATGCATATGGTATATATGCAAGTGGTCTACAAGAATATATAGCATCAGTCACACAAAATCATTACTGGAGAAATATCACTTTAGGTGAGCTAAAAACTGCTATTGCAAGAGATAACAATAATAATATAATTTATGAAGTAGTATACAGTGAAGTAATTGATAATTTGATAAATCCCCAAGGGGTTAGTGTTCCTAGTAGTATATATTGGCCAACTCCAATTGATTTACATTTGGGACCTTGGTACACAAGTGTAACCGATATATTCACTAGCTATGTTGAATTGTTAAATCAACAATACTTTACTAGTTTGACTTCCGGATATGCTAGAACGCTATACCCTAACAGTTTATTTAACATGCGTAATAGAGTAGCTGATATCCTGGGACAAGTATTAAACAGCACACTATTGCCAGTATGGATGACTAGTCAACAAACAAATGGTAGTACTTTGGGCTATACTCAAGCATGGGTAATATGCTATACAAAACCAGGCCAAGCTGAAACTATTAAAACGAATATAGAAACTAACTGGCCATATACTCTTAATCAGATTAATTTCAATATAGATAGATTTACAGTAGATAAGAGTACTACTTATAATTGGGAAAATGATTTTAATCCACCTGCATGGTCTAGTTTACCTAGTGCTACTCCAGTACCAAACCCAATCAATAGTCAAGATTTCTTTGTATTGTTCCCTCGTGCAACTATTTTACCAGATGAAACTCAATACTAAATATATATAACGGAATAAAACAATGAGTACAATCAACACAAATCCAATTAATGTAAATTATCCTGTCCCGGGTGTTAACAACAACAGTCAAGGATTCAGAGATAATTTTGCATCTATTGTAACCAATCTTAATGCTGCCGGAACAGAAATAACTGACCTGCAAAATAAAGTAGTAGTTAAGCAGGCTTTAATAGGTACTACTATTAACAATGATATGGCCAACACGCTTATCAGCAACGCAAGTACACGCAGTTTCAGAGCAACCACTTATAATTTAGGCAACGCATTATCAGGTACTGTTCTAGTAAATACTTCATTAGCAGATGTTCAGTATGGAACAATAGCAGCAAATACTACAATCAATTTTGGTAGTTGGGCACCAGCCGGCACGCAAAGTAATGTTCAATTAAATCTATCAATATCTAATACCCTTTCTACTATTACTTTCCCGTCAAATGTAACATTGGGAGCAACTACACTTGAAAATTATTCAAATATAAATGGAAATACATCGGTCACTGTTCCATATGGGGTAACTCAACTTAATTATTTAATAAGTACAGTTGATTGTGGTACTACATTGTCTATTTCCGCAACTAATAGACCAATTCAGTCTACACAAATTCAACAACGTCTTGTTCCTCCTACTGGATTTCAAGGTGACGTAAACGGAGATATTGCAGTTGGTTCTTCGGTTAATCAATTAACTATCACTGGGGCTAATACAGACCCGTATCTTACGACTTCCGGGAACACTACACAACTTTATACTGATTTGCCAATCGTATTCACCGGTACTTCACTTGCAGGTAATATAGTGGTGGGCACAACATATTATGTAAGAAATGTAGTGTCAAGCACTACATTTACAGTGTCATCATCTATTGGTGGTGCTAATATTGCTATTGGAGCAAATGCATCTGGTACTTCAATGCTTGCTAACCCAACATCATACGTTTATATAGCAACTGACACATATAATTCTACTGCGTGTGCAACTAGTGTAACAAACACATTTTCGAGTGGCAATGTGATTACACTGTCGGGTAATTTGTCAAGTATAACTAGTGCAGTAAACTCACCAATTATCTTTACTGCTAATATGGGTGGATTGATTTCTAATACAGTATATTATATCAAAACTGTTGCTAGCCCAAATATCACAGTAAGTCAATCTAGGACAAACGGTGTGGCGGGAACAGTAGTTGCATTAACTTCAAATATAGTAGCAACTAGTGCTACTTATTATGTTGGTAATGATATTTGGAAAAAAATTGTACTGTCGCCGTGGTAATAAATATTTGAATGGAACATCCATTCTTAGATAGAAAAACACTGTCTGAAAAGACACTAGAGGAAATTCAAGCTACCCTAACCGGGCTGATGAATAAACTTACTTTTGCTCACCGAATGGGTAATAGACCACTAATCAATCAACTTGAAATGGTGGTTGAAAGTTATCGCAACGAAGCAAATAAAAAACTTGATGAGGTAATGAAAAAACAAAACCTGCATAATCAAGTTTCTATTCAGAAAGAGGGCGAAATTGGCAACAAGAATTGAACGTGAATTTGCATTCCAAGCTGCTGTTTATTTTGAAGGGGAGTTCTTAATGAACATATATGAACTTTCATTGAGCATGGAAGTTGATACAGCATCTATTAAAGAACAAAATATAGCAATGGACCGGATACATTACTTCTTACATAACTGTTTGGGCAATAGTATTTTTGTGCAAGATTCAGAAAAAAAAGCGATTGAGAAGTATCTACAAGCTGATATCAAAGTTTGTACTCTTCCGGACGAGCCGTATGATCAGATCATAACCATTCTGCTATTGTTGAAACTAAACGCCATAACAGAAGGTAAATTACATATAACTGATATATCACTTATTTCTGGATTAAGTGATGATGTTAAATTTATTTATGATGTAGAAACTGTAGCTAATCACCCTTTTGGTAACAAGGGCTGGTGGGAATGTGCTTCCACTTCTATATCTGATTTATCCAAATCTAATAAAAAAGATAAAATAGTTAGATTGATAAAACATCATAATGATTGGGCCGGAGTTAGTTTGGATTGGGAACAAAAAGAACATACCTCTACTGAAATTATTTTCAACAATGACTACCATAAACAACCATAAGTGTTGATTTATCTATTGGTCTATGTTAAAATACATAGATGAGAACCGACATATACGATCAAATAATCCTCACAGAAAATGACCTGTGTGATTTGTATATGCGTGATTCTACCCGCACTATAAAAGATTGTTTGGTAGATGAAAAGATAACTCTGGGTACCATATTTCTTTCAAATGAAAACTTACCCGTTCTAATAGAGTATGTTAAATCTAATTTATCAGTAAAAGAATTTGATAGTCAAAATCAATCACAATGGCAAATGCCCAAAGAATATTATGAAATGGATATTGCTAAATGGGTATTAGCTCAATGCAAAACCGAAGAAGAACTGCAACGAGCAGGTGATGAACTATTAAAATTCCATGATAGGAATATGTTTTCATTACTACAATACTTAAAATATCTTGTTGATACTATGCGTAGTAATAACATAGTTTGGGGAGTGGGCAGAGGTAGTAGTGTGGCTAGTTTTGTGTTGTTTTTGATAGGGATTCACAGAATTAACAGTCTTTTTTACCAATTATCAATTGATGAATTTCTAAGGTGAGTAATTGGAATACTGAGTAAAAATTAAGGCATACTAGCAGAAGATTAAATATTACTAACTAAAAGGAGATAAAATGGCCACATACAGATCCGCAATGGGTAAAACCGTTGACATGTCAGCTATTGTAGCAAAAAATGAAAAAGTCAGAGCCGTGGGGAATGTCAAAAATCTTAACGCACGAGGTGACACCATTGATTCAATGGGTAGAATAATTCAACCCGCAACTGCTAAAGTAAACAATGCTTATGCTAAAACAGTGGGAAATCGTTCAGCAAACGCAAGCAAGCCACAAAGTAGAATACAACCGGATGTTCCCACACCAGCAAAAATAGCCGTTGCTGAACTCCACCCAGAAGAATTTGAGTTAGATGAATCAATTGAAGATGATTTGGCGATTGAAAAAATCAAAGAAGAAGAAATCAAGAAAGCAACAAAGAAGAAATAACATGACACACACCGAACCAAAAAAATTAGCATTTGCTCCACATAAATTCAATAAAAGCCAGTTCAACCCAATTGGCGCACATATTATCGTATGTGATATGAGTTTTGACCAACGCATTACACATGGCGGTATTCTATTGCCCAATGATGATATGAAAAGTGCAGGTATCAGGCCTCGCTGGGGAAAGATATATGCTGTGGGTTCAGAAAACAAAGATACTGACATTGTTGAAGGTAAATGGGTTTGTGTCAGTCATGGACGCTGGACTCGTGGAATTGAGATAGAAGATGAAACGGGTAAGAAAACATTGCGTAGAGTTGACGCTGATGATATACTAATGATGTCAGATGAAGAAGTATCGGATTCAACATTAAGCGAAATGGTGTACTAATGATAAAATGGTTTAAGAAAAAGATTCACAACTGGGCCAGTGAAGATTGGGAAAATGCTTCTAGAGTGGAAGAATCGACGGTCGGCTCAGTTAGAAGGCGTAGATTTGACCGAAATGGAATGAACTTTACTATCTACTCTGCTAACGGAGGATATGTAATGGAATATGTTTCGTATAATGACAGAACCGAAGAACGCGATTCCACATTACATATCATTCCCAGTGAACAAGACTTGGGTCAAAGTATCGCCCACATCATAACACTTGAGATGCTTAGAAAATGAAAAATCAACTTTGGGTTGAGCGTTATCGTCCCAAATCTGTTAAAGATTATGTTTTTGTGGATGAACGACAAAAACAACAGGTAGAAGGTTGGATAGCTAATGGTAGCATTCCGCATCTATTGTTAAGCGGCGACCCGGGTACTGGTAAGACTACTCTTGCTAAAGTATTGATCCATGAACTTGGTGTGGAAGATTATGATGTAATGGAAATCAATGCTAGTCGTGAAAATGGCGTAGCAATCGTGCGTGATAAGATTAATGGATTTGCACAAACCATGCCATTCGGTAAGTTTAAGGTAATCCTACTTGATGAGGCCGATTACACTAGCCCAGAGTTTCAAGCAGCATTGCGTAACGATATGGAAGCATATGCTGATACAGTGAGATTTATTCTTACTTGTAACTATGAACACAAAATCATTCCAGCATTGCGTGAAAGTCGTTGCCATAAGTTTCATATTGCTAAACCCGATCGTACAGAATATACAGCAAGGGCAGCAACTGTTTTATTGACAGAAGGTATTGAGTTTGATTTAGATACATTGGACAGTTATGTTCGTGTAGCATACCCAGACTTGCGTAAATGTTTGAATCAACTACAAGTTAATTCAAGCACCGGTAAACTATTGCCTCCGCAATCACAGGGTAATAGCGAACATGAGCTTCTAATAGAAGCAACTACATTGTTCAAAGCTGGCAAGATTCTTGAGGGTCGTCAGCAACTTATGCAGTACACTGCATTGTACCCGACCCGAGTTGAAGAAATTTATACTTGGGCTTACTCTAACTTAGATTTGTGGGGAAAGACACAAGAAAAGCGTGATGCAAGTATCATTATCATTCGCAATGGTTTGGCAACATTGCCCTTAGTAGGGATTCCTGAAATAGCAATAGCGGCCTCAATTGTGGAGTTGACGGCATGAAATATTTACTTATCCAATTCTTGAGGAAACCTAATGGCCAAATTGACGAACAGGTGTCTATTAGCAAACGCTTGCGACCAGCAGACATTCAAACATGTAATGTCATTATGGATTTTGGTAAGAAGAAAGTTGAAAAATGCGTAGTTGAAGGAAAGACTGTGGATACAGACTGGAATAAACTAAATGAATACTATAAGCGTATTTACCCGGCATTAGTTGATCAATTAGAAAAGAATAATACTGAAAGCGAAGTTAAGAAGAAATAAAAAGAGGGCTTAAGCCCTCTTTTTTAACTATACAGTTTGAGTACTTGCTCAATTATCCGGTGTCGCTGTACATCTTTTACTTCAAATTTACATGACACAATACCGGAGACAGGGTGCTGACCAAGTCTTGTGACTAAATCGAGAAGACCATTGTTTTCTTTTCGCTGGTCTGTCTGCTCGGTATCACCCGTCAGGATAATTTTACTTCCTGACCCTATCCGGGTCATTAACATTTTTAACTGGCCTGGACGACTGTTTTGGCCCTCATCCAGAATGATGATAGAGTCCTTGAATGTGCGGCCACGCATAAAGCCCAACGGAGAGAATTCAATGACTTGTTCAGCTATCATCTCCGCAAGCTCCTTCACCGTGTAATACTCATGCAGAATATCCACCATTGGTCTTACCCAAGGGGCCAGTTTCTCATTCAAATCACCGGGCAAGAATCCATGATCCTCATCCTCCACGGCTACCGCAGGCCTGGTAAGAACGATTCGTTTACATTCGCCGGCACGAAGTGCTTTAACTGCTGCCAAGATTGCAAGATATGTTTTTCCAGTACCGGCAGGGCCAGAGACGACAACAATATCTGTGTTTTCATCTAGTAATGCGATAATATAATTTTCTTGATTTAGCGATTTGGGGATCAACTGCACGGGTCTTTTATTAACCCTAGTAGTTCTTTGTGCTTGTGAGAAATCTATTGTTTTGGATTCTTTCATATAAAAAGTTTGATTTGTTTGTTTTTTGCTAGTTAAATAGCGTGAATCTTCTTGCGTTGTGCGTAAAGCACTAGTTTTCCGTTTGCTCAATGTAAATTCTCCTTTATAAGAGCGTGAGTTCTCATAATACTCATAGTTATTTACAACTGGTTAAATAGACTAATGTAGTAGACTTTTAACACAAATTTCTAGACTAAATATAAGGCTAAGGGTTCAACTATTGTAATTTCTTATTAGTGCTATTAATCAATAAAAGATAAATATATTAATGAAGCACGAAGCCGCAGACAATTTTTTTAATGGTGTTGATTATGTCAGCATCATAGACACCGTAAAAGGTATATTTACTAGTGATGGTTCAATGAATACCTTATTGGACTTTGAACGAGTACTAGACGAATCTGACCTATACGCCTACCGTAACTGGGAACTAGGTGAATTAGTTCAAGGTCCTGACATAAAACGCTATACAGTTAGTTGCATATTCATGTGGCCATACAAACTAATGCCCAATCCAAAAGGTGCCAGACGATTAGTAGCAATTGGATGTAAAGTTAAATTTGCTAAAAGCAAAATTGAAGTTCCAGTAGAAGTCAAAGATTACGAAGATTATGTTGCAGGGACAAGATATCCAAAGATGGCACCTAAACAAGTTTGGTTTGTTTTCATAGAGATTCCCAAAGACTTGCTGGACGATATTAAAGAAGGTTCTATTGACTTGGCAGGACAAACAATTGATCTGGAAGAACTAGATGATTCATACGATGAAGATTTAGATAAAGACAATGGTGAGGGCGAGGAAGAAAATCCGCAACAACCAGTTGATATGGGAATGGGCGGCATGCCACCTCCGGCAGCTCCTGGTGCCCCTCCAATGTAAGGTGTAATATGACAAGAATCATTAATGAAGGTTTAGATTATATGGATATGGAACATCAAATTGAACCAAATGTATCCATTGATGAATATTCTGCCAAGATGGGCAAGGATAGTGATATTGTTACACTTGCATTTATTGTCAAGAGCGAAGCAGCAGGTAATGATTTAGTTGATTGGTTTGAGCGAGGATATGACTGGATACTTGATGCCAGCTTGAGTGATGGTGAATTAAGCCCTGGTAGATATTTAGTATTTGTTGAAATGAAACGCAGAACAAAAATACCGGAACGAGTTGTAGAATTGCTTGATGATTTAGAAACACTTACAGGAATGACAGTGGATGAATGGGAGGTGACTATTGATGAAAAAGATTACTCGGCAGATACAGAAATATTGAAAGAATTGATACCTATCAGCCCACATGAATATCGTGAAGAAAACGAAGATGAAAAAGAATTAAATGAAATGCGTCATCGTGCAGGATTAGACACAGTAAATTTACACGGTGAACCGGATAGTGAATTAAAAGCATTTATATCAATGGCAGGTTTATAAAATGGCAACAACAATATTAGCAAAGAAAGCAACAACTGATACCCCAATAGCAAAAAGTGATGACCAGCATACTCAACTAGCAGCAGATCCAACTATACCTCAATTTCCACAAGAAAGTAGTTATGGCACAACAACACCAAACACAACCTTATCAGCAAGCAGTACTTCAGCATTTAGCACACCTTCGTCAGGAGGATTCGGGTTACCCGGTTCGTTTGGTGCACCAGCAGCCGTGGGCAACGGTTCGCCAGCATCAACAAGCAACATGGGATCAATCGGATCAAGTAACATGAATGTAAGTCTGGGTAATCAACCCGTATTAACAGGTGCCGGAGTAAATGCTGCCCAAGATGCCAGTATCTTAATTAAGAACACCAACGACGATTTCATAAATAAAAAATGGCGACCACTAATGGCATTTGTTTATATGCTTACTTGTACATGTGACTTTGTTATATTCCCTATATTATGGAGTTTATTACAAGCAATGAGCAAAGGTAGCGTCACTATGCAATGGCAACCTCTAACACTGCAAGGTGCTGGTCTTTACCATATCGCTATGGGTGCTGTATTGGGTGTGGCCGCATACGGCAGAACTAAAGAAAAACTAGAAAATAAAGCCTAACTACTATTGACAATAGCAGATTATTTTGCTACAATAATAAGATGGATTATTATGAAATTTTAGGTGTTACTAAAACCGCCTCACAAGAGGATATCAAAGGGGCCTGGCGAAGATTGGCTAGTCAGCATCATCCCGATAAGGGAGGGGATAAAGTCAAATTTCAGGAAACACAAGCTGCGTATGAAACATTAAGTGATGCAAATAAACGCCAGCAATATGATAATCCCATGCCACAAGGATTTCCGCAGCAAGGTGGAATACCCCCAGGGTTTGAACATATATTTGGTCAAATGTTTGGTCAAAATAATCCTTTTGACATATTCAGTCAACAACGTAGACAACAACAACCTCAACAACAATTATTTAGAACAACAATAAATATATCATTAGAACAAGCATATAACGGCGGTGAACAAATATTAAAACTACAAACACCCACGAATGTACATGCCATAACCATTCAGATTCCTAAAGGGATTCAAAATGATAATCAAATGCGTATAGATAAAGTCATAGATGGTGCTAGTTTAATAGTAGATTTTCGGGTTGAACCCCATCTCAAATATGATAGACAAGGTAATGATTTAATTTGCAACCATCCAATTTCCGTGTTAGATTTGATTATTGGCACAAGTTTTGAATTTGTTACTCTATCAGGAAAAACGCTGGATGTAACAATTAAACCTAAAACTCAACCCTATATTCAATTAAAATTAGCGGGACAAGGCATGCCTATACTAAATGCTACTAGCTACGGTGACCAAATTATATTGTTAAAAGCATTCATCCCTGATATAATAGGAGAACAAGTTATCAATAGCATTACGGCTTATAAACAACAAAGGAATCAAGCATGAACCATTCACCCGAAATTGATAGCATTATTGAACAAGCGATTCATCATGCTAAAGAAAGAAAACATCAATATGTAACCGTAGAACATTTACTTCTTGGTTTGATAAATCACAGTGCATTCAAAAAATGCTTGCATAGTTTTGGTGCAGATATTGAAACAATGGATCAAGAGATTAAGGCATACTTAGACAGTTTACATGCCATTGTAAGCAAAGAGGATGAAGTAGTACCTCGTAAAACAAATAGTTTAGAACGAGTTATGAATCGTTCTGTAACACAAGTGTTATTCACCGGTCGTAGGCAAGTAACAACTATTGACTTGTATCTTAGCATTGCGGCAGAAGGGAATAGTCATGCTCATTATTTCTTGTTGAAATACGGAATCAACAAAAATGAATTTGTAGCACATTGGCAGAAAAATTATAAGCACAACGAAGTGGGTAATCTCACCGAGAATCAAGCCGACGAAATTCTAGAAGAATATACCATCAACTTAACACAATTAGCGGCACAAGGTAAACTTGAACCAATGATTGGTCGCGGCAAAGAACTTGACGATATCATTAATGTACTTGCTAAACGATTCAAGAGTAATGTATTGATGGTAGGTGACCCTGGGGTTGGTAAAACAGCAATCGCCGAAGGTCTAGCACAGATGATGATCAACAAAGAAGTACCTGAATTCTTGCATGATCATCAAATATATAGCTTGGAGATTGGCTCATTGCTTGCAGGAAGTAAATATCGCGGGGACTTTGAAGAAAAAGTCAAAGCAGTACTGGATGCGTTAAACACAAAGAAAAAGACTATCCTTTTCATTGACGAGGCACATACTATGCAGGGTTCAGGGGGTTCATCTACTGGTTCAGTGGACTTCAGTAACATGATTAAACCCGCAATTACTAAAGGTACTCTTAAAGTTATTGCTAGCACAACTTGGGAAGAATACTACGAAAGTTTTGAAAAGGACCGTGCATTGATGCGTAGATTCTATCGTGTGTCAGTTGATGAACCTAATCACGACACAACTATTCGTATATTGAATGGATTAAGTGCTAGACTTAATGATTTTCACAATGTTGAAATTACAGATGAGGCAATCAAAGCAGCAGTTGAAAGTGCTGATCGGTATATTCATGACCGAAAGAACCCAGACAAATCTATTGATTTACTTGATGCTGCTTGCGCTAAACAACGAGTAGCAGAGAACAAAGGGGCAATCATTACCAAAGACCTTGTATTTGATCAAGTTGAACGATTCACCGGAGTCCCTGCTGACAAGATGAAGGGTGACAACTTTGATTTGATTCATAATTTAGAATCAAATATCAAGGACAAACTATATGGTCAAGATGAAACTGTACAAAAAGTACTTGAACGAATTTATGTTAACTTTGCTGGTATTGGTAATGATAGTAAACCAACAGGTAGTTTCTTATTCTTAGGCCCTACTGGAACTGGTAAAACAGAATTTGCCAAACTACTTAGCAAGAACTTGGATATGCCGCTACTTAAGTATGACATGAGTGAGTATTCAGAGAAGCATAGTGTTTCAAGTTTGATTGGACCTCCTCCGGGCTATGTTGGATTCGGTGATAGTCAAGTGTCGGGTGGTAGATTGATTAATGACTTGAGCAAGAACCCACATAGTATTATGCTATTTGATGAGGTTGAAAAAGCACATCCAGAAATCTTTAATATCTTTCTACAGATGTTAGATGAAGGGCATCTTACCGGTAGTAATGGCAAGCAAGTTAACTGTAAAAACAGTATTATCATTATGACTAGTAACTTGGGTTCTAGTGATAGCGAACGCAACAACATTGGATTTGGCACACAAGAAAAGACCGGTGAAGATGACAAAGCATTGAAAGAATTCTTCAAGCCTGAGTTCCGTAATCGTGTTGATTTGATTTGCAAGTTTAACAAGTTGGATACACTTGCTATTAAGAAGATTGTTATCAAGTTTACCGATGACTTGAAAAAGAGTTTGTTAGACAAACATGAAATTGTAATGAATCTAAGTGAGCCAGTGGTAGAATACTTAGCAGAGCAAGGATATGATAAGAAAATGGGCGCACGACCATTAAGTCGTAAGATTGATGAATTGATTCGGGTACCTCTAAGTAAGAAAGTCTTGTTTGAGCGCATTAAATCTGCAACAATCAATGTTGTAATGTCAGCCGGAGCAATTGATTTTGTAGTAACACACAAACTAACAGCAATGGTTGATGACAATGGATTAATTATTGTTAACTAAGGAACATAATGGGCTTGATAAGATCAATTAAAGACATTCCCGATATTGATTATTATGAATATCGGGATAGTAAGTTTTATAACAAATATAGATATCGTGCTAAACTAAATATCCCGGGGTTGAATTTTACTTATTATATTAAAACTCCAGAAGAATTGGTGAATAGAGTGAATGCAATCGGATATAGACGTATTCACGCCAATAGGAAATCCGAGATTATGCCAAATTTACAAAGACTTTGTGCATTTGTTGATTGGCGTAATACTCACAAAACTCGCAAAAAGACGGGTGAGATGACCAGTAGAATTGAGCAGGATAGTGCCGCAATCTTTAGTAATGATTTAGAGTTGTTACTAACATTGAAAGAAGTTTGTAATGATATTAAAATCACTGAAGCACAGGTGGAGGAATTTTCAGGTATAAAATACTATGTTAATGAGCCAAAGCATAAGTACAGAATTTATCTAAAATCTGCTCATATTAAGGATAAAAACTTTATCAACGATTTAGCTGTTACACTTAAGAAAAACCAAGACTTAGTTGCTAGTAAATCGTTAATCTCTTGGTTAAAAGAGTATTCCTTATTTAATCCCTTCAAGTGGAGATATAATTACACCCATAGTAGTCATTCTATTGATTACGATAATGAAAGTACACTAAGCTATTTGATGCTAATGTATGGTGACATGCTTGGAAAACGATATAAATTAGAGAAGTGTATAATACCTATCTAAAATGATAAATACTCTATAATGGGGTATTTTTCATGGCAAAAATCGTAACAGAATCGGTTGTAATAACCTTTAGTAAAATTGTTAAGGATGGCGAATCAGATAATGCTGATATCGTTGGGGCTGACGTTCAGCAAGCATTGGAGCAAGTTGCCCAGGAACTTGTAGGCAGAGGCGTAGTAGTTGAAGTGGTAAAAGCATAATGAGTCAATCTACCACACTTATTCTATTACCGCAAACTACCTATCAAAATCCAGGTAACGGGGCACCCTACACAGTTGTAGGGAATGCTCAACCTGCTGCTGCGTATTACTTGGGTAATAGAGATTTACAAACAGTTAACTTTAATGTATCTAATATTATTGGTAATATCGTTATTCAAGCTACACTAGCAAATCCAGCGACAGTTGACAATCAATGGTTTGATGTATATGAGTATGATGGAAGTGCTAATCCAAACGCCAATGTATATACTAATGTTACTGGTAACTTTGTTTACATGAGAGCAAAAGTAGCAGACTTCCAACAAGGTATTGTTGGGTACATTAAACTAAGTTATTAAAGGAAATAAAATGAGTACAGCACTTTTTAGAAAATATATTGATATGATAAATGAGGCACAAGAAGGTGGCCCTGCTGACATACAACAAATAGCAGCAGGTATGGAATTCTTACCTACACATAAGCAACCAAAACAATACAAATATGTAGATGGTGGTATGCCAGGTAAGATGCCAGCAATGACATATACTGTAGCAACACAACAAATGCCAGTTGTTACTATTACTAGTGATGGTAAAGAAACACAAAATGTTGCTGAACCAAATGATATAATTATGTCTGGCCCAAGCAGAGAAAATTATGTTGTTAAGTCAGCAAAATTTCCTAAATTATATCAAGGTAAACTAGGTGAAGTTGTTGTGCCCGAACAGGGTCCTAGAATGGTAGCATTGTATACTGGTCAACAACCAATCACATTTACTGCGTCATGGGGTGAGCAAATGGTATTAAAGCCAGGGGATTACCTAGTCAAAGACGGTGATAACTACTATCGTATTGCTAAAGTAGAATACGAACAAACATATAACCCACCGGGTAAATAATGAAAATCAGTGCCCTACTTGAAGGTCGTACACACCTAGACGAAGGTGGCAATCTATCTATTAACGGAAAAGAAGCACAGCATTTAGATTTAAAGGTAACTAAGCGTAGTTACATGGTTCCTAAATTAAATGAACTACTTTACGCAATTAATTCTGCTTATTTTAAAATGTATAAGCAAGGATTATGGAGTAATGAACTCTTAACAAGTGGTAAGTTCTTAAGTGGAAGTTCATTGCATTTCTTTAATGTTAAGGGTATCTCTGATGAGGTATTTACAGAAAAGAAACCAACTGTTGGTGATATTGACACCATGGTTGACAAAACAAAAGAACCTAACTTACAACAATTCTTGACAGCATACACTAACAAACAAATAGGTGCTGCGACATTTTTAGGATTTCAAAGAGGCAATGAACAATTCTCTGGATTGTTTGAATTGCAAGACCCACCTGTTAAAGTACAGATTGATTTTGAATTTGTAGAATTTGAAAAAGACAATCCAACTGATTGGGCTAGATTTAGTCATAGTAGCGCATGGGAGGATTTGCAAGCAGGAGTTAAAGGTGTATTCCATAAATGGTTGATACAAGCATTTACAGCACTAACTCGCAAAGACTTCATATTACGAAAATTGGTTGGTAGAGGTAAATTAAGACAAGAACAAGATGTTCCTACCACAGATAACATGTATTCTTTTGCAGTATCTAGCAAAGAAGGTGGCGGACTACGAGCAAAGTATGAACCGGTATTAGATGATAATGGAAAACCGTTAGTTAGTAAAGGTTTACCTGTAATGCGGGAAGCACCTACATCAGGATATAATCAAGACATTGGACAAATCTTTTCAACGATTTTAGACCAACGATTAAATCCTAAACAAGCAAAAGCATTGCAAAAACAATTCTGGTCATTCACTGGCTTATTACAAGTAATGAATTCTTTGATGAGTCCTGAAGAAAAAGAACAAGTAATGCAGGGGTTCTTGCAAAAGACAATAGGGCCAGGTGCACAGGGTATGTACAAAAATAACCCTGATAAAGATATTGCAGAGAAAATGGTAGCGATCAACACCTTACTAGACACATTAAAACTATCTAAGTCCGCTGAATTAGACCAACTACTTGCTGCATACCGTAAATCATTCAAATATACATCAGCTGGTGCTGAAGAAAAAGCAGGAGCTGATGCCGATGTTGTAAAATCAATGGCAAAGAATACATTAGCCGAAGCAGTTCCTAGCTATAAGCGTAAGGGTATTCAACATATATACAATCCTGGTTCATCTACTGAGATGAAGGATGCAGATTTTATCAATTTTTGTAAAGAGATAGCACAAGATGGTGGCAATTTTGCAAATGTTCCTATTAACTTGAAAGTAGATGGTGCTGGCATAAGATTTGGCAGAACACAAAATGGTGAACCATTCTTTATGACTAGTAGAGTTGAAACTCCCATGACTAAAGCCAACATTGGTGATTTTGAGAAGTATGGAAGAAGTCAAGGTCAATCTGATGAGCAACTGACAAGAACACAAAATTATGATAAAGTATTAAGTATAATTGTTAATGCTAAATTTATGAAAGATATTCCACCTGATACAATTGTCAATGCTGAAATGTTATTCAATCCAATGGCACAACAAGATAGTGGTGGTTTTAAGTTTGTTAACATCCCATATGATCCTAAGAAATTAGGTAAGGTAATGACTCTTGTTCCAATTACTGTTAAGCAATACAGTACGGGTGAACAAAGTCCTGATGCTGATGAGATTAAAGAAGCATTAATTAAAGATAGCACCCCTGATATCAAAATGATTAATAATACATTGAGCCATAAAGGCATTGATGTTAGTAAAATTGTTAATCCTATCGTAAAGAACTCAGCAGCATTATTGAATGCGGTGTCTCAGAGAGGGGATTCACCTGACAAACAAAAAGCAAAAGCAATATTATCTGCTGCAAGACAAGCATTAAGCAAGGTGATTATTAACAGTCCTATACCAGGGAAAGATCAACTTGGTGATATGATTGAAGGTCTTGTTATTAATATGCCAAGCGGTACTCTTGCTAAAGTAACAAGTCCTGACATGCAGCAAAAGATGGCTGACAAACAAGCCATGAACAAGAAGCCAACTGAAGGTGGAAATCGCACAACCACCGCAGTAATCACTTATGGTTCATTTGTGGGTCATAAAGGACATGAACAGTTAATTGATGAAACAATTGCTATAGCAAAACAAGTGGGTGGAGTACCATTCATATATGTAAGTCCAGTTGTTGGTCCAGATGATCCTATTCCACCAGCAGACAAAGTTAAAACATTGCAGAAGTTGTATCCACAATATGCAAACAACATTCAAGTTTGGGATGCAGGCGGAACTGCAATGAAGAAGATTGAAAAAGAACTTGTTCTTCCGGCTAATAGTAAATACAATAAAATTATAGTTGTAGTAGGTGCGGATAGAAAAGACAGTACAGAGTCGTGGTTAAATAGTTTAGAAAAGCGCATGAAAGATCCAGTTGCATTAGCCAAGTATGGTGGGACACAAAATCAAGTTGAATTTCAAACAATTGGTACAGAGCGTGATCCTGAAAAAGGTGGAACTGGAATAAGTTTTACTCAATTGCGTGATATCTTAAAAAATCCTAATGCAAGTGAACAAGACAAATTAAACGTTTGGATGCAGGCATTTGATTCACAAAAGCTAGGAGTAGCGTGGATAAAGCATTTAATGGATACTACTGCAAAATATTCAAACAATCAACCGCAAGCTATTAAAGAGTATATTAAAAAGATTAAGCCAATGCTTGAGTATGCTACTCCTATTCAGAAAGTTAAAATATACAATCAATTGTTAGAAGCAAAACAACATCTAGATGAGATGGGTGCTACCATTGAACCTATAGAAGAAGAAGAGGTGATGGCTCATATGGCAAACGCCTTAATCAAAGGTGCACCTATTGCCAAACTAAGAGCAGCAAGAGATCAAGAACGGATGAAAAAACGTGAACAAGATTATGGTCGTCCGCAAGCTCCTAAATTTGATTATCTAGACGAAAAATAAAAATATTTCGTACCCCTCTGCCTGATGTAAATAATTACATCATTTAAGAGGACCTTATGGCAACAAGAAAACCCAAAGAAGCAGCAGAAGAAAAATCAGTACCAGTAGAAATGGTACAAGAAATTGCTGCACAAGCAGCAGAGGAACAAGCAGAAAAAGCAGCAGATGCTCCTGCTGAAGCACCCGCTGCAGGACAAGTACAAGTTAATGTAGACTTTCTGCGTACAACCAAAGTGCATATTTCTATGCCTTGCTATGGAGGTATGTTGACTGAATCAACATTTATGAGTTTCATCAAGTGGGCTAACACCGCCCGTCAATTAAACATTGACTGGACATTGGAAACAATGGTCAACGAATCACTAATCAGTCGTGCCCGTAATACACTAACTGCTAAGTTCTTAGACATGCCTGACGCAACACACTTATTCTTTGTTGATGCTGACATTGGTTGGGAACCATGGCATTTGTTGGTATTGTTAAATCGGGATGTAGATGTTATCGGTGGATTGTATCCCATGAAGACTATGCCTATCAAGTGGGTAGTTAACGGATTTGACGGTGCTGAAGAAGGAACAGACGGATTACAAGAAGTATCTAAAGCAGGCACTGGCTTCTTACTAATGAAGAAACATGTATTTGAGAAATTGAAATCTCATCCAGCAGTCAAGCAATACAAGAATGACATTGGATTAGATCCAAAGTATGATCAACACTTGAAAACATATTTTGACACTGCGGTGCGTCAGAATCGTTACTATAGCGAAGATTGGACTTTCTGTGAAAACTGGCGGGATATCGGTGGTAAGATTTGGGTGGATAAGCGTGTTCTATTGCGTCATTCAGGTAGTTATGTGTTCTGTCAGGAAAATCAAGAACATCTAATTAACACAGTTGGACCAATGTTCATGGAAAGACAACAAAGTCTGGGATTGAAACTAGTTGACAAAGACGGCAACGAAGTCAAATCAATTAAAGCAGCATAAGAAGGCCCCGAAAGGGGCTTTTTTTTGATAAATAACTAATGAACCTAAAAGAATTAAACAGTTTTAAACTAAGTGATGCAGTTACATTCCACGACAAACTTAATCCAAAGTTATGGAACGGTACTAAACTACGGTCAGAAGTTAGAGAACAACTTATAAAGATAGCACAAGACTTTTTATCGGAATTAGGGGTACATGATTTAGATGTAAAAGACATCACCATATCAGGCAGTAATGCTGCATTTAGTTACACAAAGCACAGTGATTTAGATTTGCATATATTAGTAGACATGGGCAATTTGCCTATAGATGAAGTATATAAAGAGTTATTCAATGCAAAGAAAACAATTTACAATGATTCCCATGATATAACAATTCATAAAATTCCAGTAGAATTGTATGTACAAGACAGTAGAGAACCTGTAGTAAGTTTAGGTGAATATAGTATAATTAATGACCAGTGGATAAGAATACCCACTAAGCGTAGAAGTGATTTTGACCAAACTGCCACTAAAAGTAAGTATGAAAAGTTATTAGCTGTAATGGAGATTGCCCTCAAATCAAGAAAGTACAGCAGAGTAAAACATATATTAGATACAATCAAAAGATATAGACAAGCAGGGTTAGATAAAGGGGGTGAATTTTCACCTGAGAATTTAGCATTTAAGATGTTGCGTAGCCAGGGATATATTACAAAGTTGTATGATTTAAGAAACAAGTTACATAGTGAGAAGTTATCGTTTGAAACTATGTATCGTAATGTCACAGACGAAGATTATGATCCAAATGGTCCTCCTCCTGGACCAGAGTTTAAACCAACGATGCCCGCAGGTACTGTTAAAGTAGATGTTAGTGATGTATATGATTGGTATAAGTTAGGTCAACATATTAGCAATCTTAAAGGATTAGGAAAGCATGATTTTGGTAAAGGACCACCTAGTACCATACTGGCGTTTGGAAGTGAAGATGAAGAACATAAGTATATTGATGCACTAAAAAAGACTGGATTAACAACAACAGATATTGATCCAGTTGATCCAAAACAACCTAAAGGTATGCCTAGACAGAAAGTTGATCCTACATATAATGTCGGTGAAAATTACACTATGCAATTTGCCAGTGAAAAGACTTCAGCAATAAATCCATACGGTGGGCGTAAAGACAATCAATATCGTGGTGGAATAAGTGAAGCAAGTGGTTACATTCCTTCCGAGTCAGAAAAAAATGATCCACGATTTAAGACCGCACTAACCGTGGATGTGAATCCGTATAGCATTCAGGACAACTCTACGAGACTAGGGTTAGGTAAAATAAAAAGAAGCGGTGTACCAAAAACTGCCCCTACAAACGGAAAAATCTCTTAAGTTTCCATATTATGGTATTTTGATAAATACTCTATAACTTTGGGAAACCAGCATGAGATTTAATCAAATAGTAGAAAATACAACAGCAGGATCGGTTGCCACCGTAGCACAGCCTATGATGACTCAAACCCGCGAAAATACTAATGTTCGTGGACTAAAACCAGTACAACAATTAATAAAGGGCAAATCTAAAAAGAAAGGTCCTTACGCTAATAGCATTGTAGAAAGCAAAGTCACTGAAGATGATCTTTCAGAACAAGACTTAATTGTTGTTCCTGGACAAGGCAGATTAAAAAGAACCGGATTTGTTAAACATGATTTAGATCAAGGTGAACATGAAGGCCACACATTAAAGAACAGTTTACACACTATCGCCCGTGCTGCCAGTGATTTAGACGAGAGATTATCTGTTCAATCTGAATTCCCAGAGTGGGTATCAGAGAAGATTGGCGCAGCAAAAAGCATGATGGTTAGTGTTATGGATTATCTAATCAGCAGCCAAGAGATGCAAGGTGTCGCGGAGGTTAGTGATGCTACTAAAGCAAGTTATTTAGAAAAAGCAAAAGCACAAGTTAAAGGACTTACCCCAGATGCTAAAAAAGGTGAATATAAAGACATTGCTCAACGCATGATTTCACGGAGAGAAAAAGGTATCGATAGAGTAACACCAAAAGATGTGGAGGAAGGCTCCAAGTATCCTTGGTTAGATAATCCCAGAAAGAACCCCAACCCCAAACCAACAGAACCAGAGAAAGGTGTGTCAGAAGGCTCCAAGTATCCTTGGTTAGATAGTCCCAGAAAGAAACCAGAACCAGAGAAAGATGTGGCGGAAGGTTACGATCCCGGTGATAAGATTACTTGGTATCACAGCAATCATTATCCTGAAATTGAAGGCACCATAGTTGGTTGGAAAGACGGGCATCTTATTGTTAAATCAGTTGATCCAAGCCCAAGAAACACCGAAAAGACTGTGGCAAAATATCGTGTTCCTAAAAATAATATTTTAAGTCATACAGAGCAAGGTGTGGCGGAAGGCTTTAATGAATCATTAGATGATTTGAAATCAAAATATCAACATCACACTTACTTGTCAAGAACATATCTAAAGAGAGGTAACAAAGAAAAGGCTCAGCAGCATCACACTAAAGCATATGATATCAATCAACAGATAATGAAGCATCCTGATTACGAATTAAAGTTCATTGACGATCCGCGGACAAATGATGCACTTGCAATGAAACATGATACAAGATTTAATGAGCAAGGTGTGGCGAAAGGCTCGAAAGGATTGAACGAGTTAGCACCACCTGAGCGTAAAGACGGTCAGGGAGATAGATTTTTCTTTCAGGAAGACTTTGAAAGCGACGACGGAAAATACATTATTGAAATTTATGCCGTGGCCGACAGTAACTCCTATGCAGTGTCGTTTCATCGTGGAGATAAACAATATGTAATGTATCCAATTGATGGACTTGATGCCGGTGATCTGTCAGAAGGTGCCGATCGGTATGTACAAGAAATTAAACAAAATGCGGCACACGGAAGTCAAAACGATTTTATAGGATTTTCTAGTATGGATTTGGAAGACTTTATACCTCCGGAGCAAGGTGTGTCAGAAGGCCAGTTAGATGAATTGAATAGAGACACTGTTACTTCTTACTATGACAAAGCGGAGAAAGATCAAGATAAACAATTTACCACTATTGGTAAAGGTATAAGAGACAATGACCCAAAATCTGCAAATAAAGCAGGTCATAAATTTTCAATGAGAAGTGTTGGATTGAATCGTGCAGAAAAACGGTTACAAGATAAAAATATAGCAGAAGGTGCTATGCCAGCATCAGTAATTCGTGTCAAAGAAAAAATTCGCCTGATGACCGATGCTGAAAAGAAAGAATACTTCAAAGGCAAGACCCAAGCGCAATTACAACAAATGGCTAGGAGACATGGCTATGGTGAAAATAGCAAGGTGTACGCCAAGTATGCAACACAAGATGTAGCGGAAGGCTCCAAGTATCCTTGGTTAGATAGTCCCAGAAAGAAACCCAAACCAACAGAACCAGAGAAAGATGTGGCGGAAGGCAGCTCTCCAAGTCCCTATATGTCAGACAAACAAGCTAACGCAGAGATGAAATTATGCCGTAAAGGATACACACCTTCCACCCGCTGGTCCAGATATCCAAATTTCGACAAGGACGAAATTGCTGATATTGGCGCCGGTGGTAAAGAATACAATGTAAAGACTGATGCTGCATGGGATGCTGCTAAGAAAAAAGTTAGTGAAGGTGCCAAAGTAGATCGTATGGTTAGTCATATTGAAAAGAGTGAAGAAAAGGCAGGCAAGTCAAAGAAAGTCGCTAAGAACATTGCTTGGGCAACTGCTAACAAACGCGGCATGTTAGATAACAAGAATAAGAAATAATATGAAACCATCAGATTTTTTAACAGAACTATCTAACGAAAAGTTAGCACAATACAAAACTGCTGCCGCAGCCGATGCCAGTAAAGCAGATAAAGAAAAAGATTTTGCTCGTGGCAACAAGCGTTTTAGTGGCATTGTAAAAGCAACTAATAAACAATTTGCAAATGATGTTAAGAAAGAATCAGTTGGTATACCTTATCCAGGAACATATGAAGAAACAAATGATATGTTCAAAGGTTCCGGACAAAGACGCACTGGTACACTAACAACCGAACAAGGTGTGTCGGAGGACAAGTTAAATGAATTAGATATCTTTGCTCCAGTGACCACTTATGTTAGATTAGCCAATGGCACATACGTTGCAGCCAGTTGGCGCCGCAACCAAAATTTATCTACTGCAAGTAACTCAGCATCATTTATTGACATAAAACCAGTGGCTCCTAATGTTGCTAAACAATTGGGATTAGATCAAAGACTAAATGATCCAGAAAAAAAATACACAGGTGCCGCAACGATTGCATCAGGTGGCCCTATTCAATCAAGCGGTCCACTTGCTGATAGAACTATTAACGTAGTTGATATTAGCGATCCAAAGGCTGCTACAGACCTCGGTGTTCCTGATACACTCTTTGGAAAAATTGCTCAATGGGCGCAACAGCAAGGTCAAAAAGAACAAGGTGTGGCGGAGGAACAACATAGTTGCCCACACTGTAATGGACCAATGTTCAGTGAAATGATAATGAATGAAAAGAAAGATGCTTGCTACTATAAAGTAAAAAGCCGTTATAAAGTATGGCCAAGTGCCTATGCTAGCGGTGCATTAGTCAAATGTCGTAAAAAAGGTGCAAGTAATTGGGGTAATAGTAGTAAGAATGAAAGTTCTATACTAGAAGGCATAAATCAAACGGATGAAAGTTTACATGATTGGTTTAATAAAGAAAAGTGGGTTCGCATGGATACCAAAGGTAATATCAAGGGTCCATGTGCAAGAGAGCCGGGAGAAGGTAAACCAAAATGTTTGCCTCAAAGTAAAGCACACAGTTTAGGTAAAAAGGGTCGTGCAAGTGCAGCAGCAAGAAAACGCAGAGAAGATCCCAATCCAGAGCGTAGTGGTAAAGCCATCAATGTCAACACAAAGAAAACTAAAGGATAATAATGTTATCAGATAACTTAAAAACACTATTGGGCAGTACATTTGTACTGTATACAAAAACTCACGGATTTCACTGGAATATCGAAGGAAGCAATTTCCCGCAATATCATAAATTTTTAAATAAAATGTATGATGAAATCTATGGAACTATTGATACTATTGCCGAATATATCAGAACTTTAGGCAGTTATTCTCCAGGCAGCTTAGGCAGAATGCTTGAATTGAGTATCATTGAAGAACAACATAAAATTCCTCGTGCTGAATTAATGCTTGAAGAACTACTAGTTGATTGTGAAAAAATGATTAAGTTAGTAACTGAATTATTTGACATTGCAACAGAAGAAAAAGCACAGGGAATTGCCAATTATCTAGCTGAACTACAAGACTTATATGCCAAGAAAGCATGGATGATTCGTGCTACACTTAAAAAAGCCCGTGAGTAATGAGAGCAATTGAATTTATTAATGAGACTGCCTCATATCAACCGCCCAAGTTATCAGTTGGTGATAAAATCCTCAAGGGTAAATTTAAGAATAGTCCAGCAGAGATTAAAGGCTTTACTAAAGACAAGCACAATCAACCTGTACTAAAAACTAACAAAGGTGAAGTACAGTTATTCAAGCCTCGCATTAGTAAATTAATGAAGGAAGATGAACCAATCAAAATAAGCAACAACGATGCCGCAAAGGCTTGGATTGAAAAGGTCTATCAAAAGTATCCAACTATCTTTAAAAATAATCATGTAATGATGTGGGGCGAAGGTGACACTCAGCAGCTTGCAATGTTTGAACTAACCCCAAGTTTCAGCAAACGAGGTGCAGTAGAAGTAAAATGGTTTCAAGCATATCCACTACGTCAAGGGGTCGGCTCACGCGCAATGAAAGAATTGCAAGCCATGGCACAAGCAGATGGAATTGCACTAACATTGTTCCCTTGGCAACACGGTCAAGTAAGTCAAAGTAAACTAACAAAGTTCTACAAGGGGCAAGGCTTCGCTCCTATACACAAGGGTAGTAAGAGCATGAAGTGGGATCCAGCAGTCGGCGAAGCAATGGATCAGGGTTCAAGATGGACCGGTGATGAGCCATATAGACAATTAGTTGAACTAGATGATTTAGAAGAAGATTGGAAGAACTGGGTCGCTGGTGGTGCTATGGCATTGGGAGCATTAGGTGCTGCTAATCAATATAATTCTCCGGTAGAACCAGTTAGAACAGCTAAAATATCTAAAATAACTCAACCCGATGCTGCTCCTGAAGTACAAGTTAAAGCAGCAACACCCGTAGTTAAAGCAGCATCTCCCACAGTAGATACACAAGCAGAAAATGTTTTATATCAAACTGCAAAAAAAGAAGGAATGAAGGGATCAGAATTAGCACAATTTTTAGCTCAGACGAAACATGAAACTTGGAATTTTAGTAGGTTACAAGAAAAGCCACAACCAAAGGTAAAAGATTATTTTGCTAAAAAATACGATGTTAAACATTCACCCAGAACTGCTAAGATACTTGGTAATAAACAAGTGGGAGATGGTGCTAGATATCACGGCAGAGGATATATTCAATTGACCGGTCGTGACAACTATCGTATGGCAGGTGACGCCTTGAAGATAAACTTACTCAAACAACCTGAACTTGCAGCAAGGCCTGACATAGCGTTAAAGGTAGCACTGTGGTATTGGAACACAAGAGTTAAACCGGGGATAAATAACTTTGATGATACTGCCGCAGTTACTAAGAAAATTAATTCTTCACTATCAGGATTAGAAGATAGACACGCAAACTTTATAGATTACAAGAAACGCATTAAATCAACATGAAAAAAATAATAATATTATTAGCATTGACAATACTATCTAGTGTTGTATTAGCACAAAAACAAAAAGAAGGTGTAACATATGATGCTGTAATAACTAGGGTTATTGATGGTGATACGGTAGCCTTTCACGCACCGTTCTTACCTGATCCATTAAAGAAAGAATTAAGTATTCGTGTGTTTGGTGTTGATACACCGGAAAAAGGTTTCAGGGCAAAATGTCCTAGTGAGGAGCAACGAGGTCAAGCAGCAACTGCCTTCACTAAACATGCAATTGAAGTAGCAACTAAAAGACAAATTGTTCTCATGGATTGGGACAAGTATGGCGGGCGTGTGTTGGGTGATGTAATATTAAATGGACAAAGTCTTAGACAAATGTTAATTAGTCAAGGTTTTGCCCGAGAATACTATGGTGAAGCTAAAACTAGTTGGTGTAATTAAGGTTTAATATTAACATTAATAGTTCACACTAAATATCAGTATGAACATCACAAAATTAGGTACATTTATCGGTGATTGGAGTAATATCAATGATACTTTACTTCAACAACTAAGCAATCTAATCAAACTTAGAAATTGCAATATTAATTTAGATAGACAAAAGCCAAATCAAGTCTCTACTTTTATTAAAGATAATTTAGAACATTATAATTTGGATCAACCTTTCACTGTTAAAAGAATCTGTATTCATTTAACAGATTGGGTACCAGGGCATTTTTATTGCTTTGATGATGTTAATCATACCAACTGGAAAGCAGGGGAAGTGTATGGAATTGATTGGCATAATACTTCTTATGCTAGTGCAAACGCAGGAAATAGTGACAGAATTATATTACAACTTACTGGAATATCAACAGAAGAATCTAATGAATTCTTGGCCAGATTAAAACGATTTGATAAATATACACTAGAACTTAAAGAAAGTTCTTGGTAAGAACACCCTTAGGGCCGTGTGGCCGGCTGCTGGCCAACGAATAGGAATCGCTACCCATTTAGTTCGTTAAAGTGAGCACCTTTTGATAAATACATAATGCTCACTGAACACATTATTATTGAATCCGCTACAAATGAATTGGCAAAACGCTTGCCGTCATTGCAAAAACATGACTACACAACGATTGACAAATTAATGCGTCAAGTTGCTAGTAGACATAGTATTACTAGCAAAGCACTACATGACCTATTTGTGCGGAAATTCAAACGATCACCGGATAACTGGGTTAAGGGCAAGCTAGATGAAGAAAATGACGAACCAGACTTTTTAGCAGATAACCCAATAATGCAGAAATTCATTCAATTTGCAGCACAAAAACTTAATCTACAATCAGTACCCGAAATTGAATTCAGCTACGATACTGAAGAAGCACAAGAAGGTCATCATACTGGTCGCCATAGTACAAATGATAATAATGTTTGGGTATATGTTGCTAATCGTAATATGGTTGATATTATGCGTACGGTCCTGCATGAACTTACTCATGTCCGTCAAGGTGAATTGGATATGATTAAACCAGGTGATAGTTACCCAGGTAGTCCAATTGAAATGCTAGCTGATATGAGTGCCGGAAAATATATGAAAGTATTTGGCAAAGATCACCCGGAAATCTTTCAATAAAATCATTTCTATGCTATAATGCATAGATGCTTAAACTACTCTTTCCGTTGCCAAAAGAAGTTGTTGTCGCACTAAGCGGCGGGGTTGACTCTGTTGCTATTACAGATTTCCTTTCCCGTAAACATAAAGTAACTTGCGCTTTCTTCCATCATGGAACAGAGAATAGTGAACGGGCATTTGAATTTGTTGCTAAATTCTGCACTGAACGAAATCTTCCACTTATGGTTGGCCTGATTAAGAATGATAAACCTAAAGTACTTAGTACAGAAGAACACTGGCGCAACGAACGCTATGACTTCTTGGACAGCTTTGGTGATTCATTGGGTCCAATTATTACCGGTCATCACTTAGATGACTGCGTAGAAACATATCTTTGGTCATCAATGCATGGCCAGGCAAAAGTTATCCCAGCAAAAAGAAACAATGTAGTACGCCCATTTCTAACAACAACTAAAACCGAATTCACAAATTGGTGTAAACAGAAATCTATTGATTGGTGTCACGATAATAGTAATGATGACACCAAATATATGCGTAACTATGTCAGACAACATATTATACCACACGCATTCCATATTAACCCCGGGCTAAGAACGGTGGTAAAAAAGATTGTAGAAAATCAGCAAAATGTTTGACTTTTCTACACAAAGCCTGTATACTATATTTTTATAAGGAGTTTTTATGTCAGCAAAAATGTTTACAGGTGAGCAAAAAATTAAGTTAACCCAATTGGTGAATGAAGGAATGGTAGTCCTACATGAGATTGATACCCTTCGTGAGGGACTATCCGATACTATTAAGGCTATTGGTGAAGAACTAGAAGTTAAGCCTAGTATACTTAAGAAAGCAATCTCTGTGGCACACAAAGCAAGTCTTGGCCAAACCACTGCTGACCACGAAGAACTTGTGACAATTTTGGAAACTGTGGGAAAAACTTTATAATGTCATATGTGGATGCAATACATTCCAGAGATGAAGATAAAATTTTTGTAGTAGAACGGGATAAGAATGGCAAGCGTCAATACAAAGAATATTCCACAAACTATGTACTGTATTATCCTGATCGTAAGGGCAAGTATCGCAGTATATACGGTGACCCCGTAAATCGTTTCAGCACACGCAAACGACAAGAGTTTGAAAAAGAAAGACGCATCCATTCAGGTAAGAAATTATTTGAAAGTGATGTACCAGTGGTGTTTCGTTGCCTTAGTGAAAACTATCTTAAGGCAGATGTTCCCAATCTGCATACTTGCTTCTTTGACATTGAAACTGATTTTGATCCGATTAAGGGGTTTAGTCCAACAACCGATCCGTTCAATCCAGTAACCGCTATCAGTTGTTATCTAGATTGGCTGGATCAATTGGTTACATTGGTCATTGCTCCCAAGCATATGAGTAAAGAAACAGCACAGGAAATTTGTAATGAGTTTGAAAACTGTTTACTTTTTGCCAATGAGAAGGATATGTTTGATGTTTTCTTTCAACTCATTGAAGATGCTGATGTATTGACTGGTTGGAACTCAGAAGGATATGACATACCTTACATGGTTAATCGGGTTACCCGAGTAATGAGTAAAGATGATACACGCAAGTTTTGTTTGATGGGTCAACTGCCTAAACCACGCACATATGAACGGTTTGGTAAAGAAGAACAAACATACGACTTAGTTGGTCGTATTCATTTGGACTACTTACAACTCTACAAGAAATACAACTATGAATCCCGTCACAGCTACAAGTTAGATGCGATTGGTGAAATGGAAGTAGGAGAAAACAAAACTCAATACGAAGGTACGCTAGATCAATTGTATAACAAAGACTTTAAAAAGTTTATTGAATACAACAGACAAGATACTATGTTGTTGGTGAAGATTCACAACAAACTTAAGTTTTTAGAACTTGCTAATCAATTGGCGCACGAGAACACTGTACTGCTTCCAACAGTCATGGGTTCAGTAGCAATGGTTGAGATGGCAATTTTTAATGAAGCCCACGAACGTGGATTGGTAGTGCCAGACAAAAAACGAAAGATTGAAAATGCAGAAGAAACAACGACAGCAGCAGGTGCCTTCGTTGCTACGCCGAAAAGAGGCATGCACGAATATGTCGGAGCAGTTGACATCAACTCGCTCTATCCCTCGGTTATTCGTGCCCTCAACATGGCAGGAGAAACCATCATCGGTCAAGTCCGACAGACATTAACTGACAAGTATATGGACGACAAAGGCAAGCAACTTGCTAGCGTTAAGAAACGATTCAAAGAGGGTGACGAGGACGTTACTGGTGCTATTCTTTGGGAAAACTTGTTTAGCGTATTAGAATATACTGCTATTATGAATCAAGAACGCGGAACAATACTGACATTAGACTACGAAGATGGCAGGTCAGTAGAGATGAGTGCAGCCGAGATTTGGAAGATGATTTTTGATAGCAATCGCCCATGGATGTTGTCAGCTAATGCTACTATCTTTACTTACGAAAAAGAGGGTGTAGTCCCTGGACTACTTACTCGCTGGTATAGTGAGCGTAAAGAAATGCAAGCTAAAGCTAAATCAGCTTATGGCACTGATCAATATGAATATTTTGATAAGCGTCAGCTTGTTCGTAAAATTTTGTTGAACTCAGCATATGGTGCGTTGTTGAATGAGCATTGCAGATTCTATGATAAGCGCATCGGTCAAAGTGTTACCTTGAGTGGTCGTCAGATTGTTAAGCATATGATGAGTACAATCAATGAAACAATCGCAGGTGAATATTCACATGATGGTCAAGCTATTGTGTATGGAGATACTGACTCATGTTATTTTACTGCATATCCTATTCTCAAAACACAAATAGCAAGTGGTGAACTAGAGTGGAACAAAGAAACTTGTATCGGCTTGTATGATAGTATAGCTGATCAAGCAAATGAATCATTCCCTGCATTCATGGAAAAGGCATTTCATGCCCCAAGAAAGAACGGTGAAATCATCAAAGCTGGTCGTGAATTGATTGGTGATCGTGCTATCTTCATCACAAAGAAACGCTATGCCATCAATATCTTTGATAAAGAAGGCAAGCGTAAAGATATCAATGGTAAGAATGGTGATATCAAAGCGACGGGCCTTGACTTAAAGCGTGCCGATACCCCAAAGTATATACAAGAATTCTTAATGACGGTGCTTACAAAGGTCCTTGCTGGTGAGCAGCGGGACAAAGTTATTGAAATGGTTAAAGAATTCAAAAACAAGTTGTCTGAACAAGATAGCTGGACAAAGGGATCACCAAAGAGTGTTAACAATCTAACTAAACATACTATTGAGTTTGAAAAGTCGGGCAAGTGTGGTGTTGGTCATGCCCGAGCAGCAATTAACTGGAACTATCTACGCAGAGTATACGGGGATAATTACAGTCAAAAGATTATAGATGGTATGAAGATTGTTGTATGTAAACTCAAAGATAATGCATTGGGATTCACTAGTATTGCATATCCGGTTGATGAATTAAGATTACCACAATGGTTCAAAGACTTGCCATTTGATGATTTACTAATGGAATCAACACTAGTAGATGAGAAGATAGACAACTTACTTGGTGTATTGGATTGGGATATCAGAAGTAATACTGATGTTAACTCAACATTTGATGATTTGTTCAGCTTCGGGTAAACTGCTATTGCTTTTAGTAAAATATTCCGTTATAATACGCAACAGGGACATTTAAATATATTATTATGATACAACAAATTGAATTTACTAGAAATAATAGTTTCCCAATAAAATTATTTAAAAAAGAAAAAGCATTAAGTTTTGATATTTGCCATTCACTACGAGAGTTTGCATTAAGCAGTGAATCAGGCTGGCATCGTTCTGTTAATCGTACTCCCAAACATTGGGACATTGAATGCCATACTTGTAGAGTACCTTTAAATTGGAATGACAATAAATTACACGAAATATTGTCTCCTATTTGGGAAGAAGCGTTTAACTATTATGGTTTTCATGTAACTCATGTAGAACAATATGAGATAAAAAGATATAGCGAAGGAGATTACGTCACAGAACATGTTGACCAATATTATGGCACAGCAGGTACTGAACGAAAATTAACAATGCTATTGCAATTAACTGATGGATCAGAATATCAGGGAGGCAATCTTCATGTAATTAGGAATGCGGTAAGTAAAACAATAGGATCATTGACCATTTTACCTGCATTCTATTTACATGAAGTAAAACCAATAACAGCAGGTGAACGATGGTCACTGAATTGTTGGGCATGGGGCCCATATTGGAAGTGAACATATTAAATGCATATTTTATTAAAAACGTGTACAATTTAACATACAAAGGAAACAAAATGAAAGATTTTTTAAAAGACTTAATTGATCATACTCTTGGTCTTGGTACAATTGAACTGATTAAAGTTACAGGTACTGATACTGAAACAGTAATCAATGCGGTAGCAGAAAACAAAAGCGTAATTATTAGTGGTACATTCAAAGATCCGATTGCCGACTTTATTGGTGTATTCGGAATGCCCAACTTGAATAAACTCAAGACAATTATTGGGTTTGATGAATATGACGGAACATCTAAAATTAATGTTGTTCGTACTCAACGTGACGGGGTAGATGTACCTTCTACTATTCACTTTGAAACAAAGAGTGGTGACTTTGTTAATGATTATCGTCTTATGCTTAAAAGTGTAGTTGACGAGAAAGTTAAAAGTGTATCCTTTAAGGGTGCTAAGTGGAATGTTGAATTTGAACCTACAATTGCTGGTATTCAACGACTTAAGAAGCAATCACAAGCAAATAGCGAAGAAGATCATTTTGTATTCAAAACTGATGGAAGTGATTTGAAAGTATACTTTGGTGACGCATCAACACATAGCGGTAACTTTGTATTCAATACTCCAGTTACCGGAACACTAGCTGGTACACATAAGTGGCCCGTTAAAGAATTCTTGAGTATCATGGATTTAGTCGGGGACAAGACAGTTAAGATTAGTGAACAAGGTGCAACGGAAATCACAGTTGATAGTGGTATAGCAATTTATGTTTACTTGTTGCCAGCTAATAAGAAATGATCAAGAGTATCAATTGAAACAAGATAATCTATCAGCGAAGCATAACCCAGATTGGGCATTGTTCTTACCCGCAGTCAGTAGTTTTTATATTGCTGGCTTGGGTAAGCAACGTAAGGGTGAAAACTATTTTGACCAAGCACGTATCCCTGCCAGTTTCAAAGGTGATGTAGAGAAACTAAACTTTCTTAACAGCAAAGAAGGTCTTTACTACTACAAGTGGGGACTATACAGTGCTGGTCACGCTAATTTGGATACTACCAAAGATGATTCAAGTGAATCAATCATCCGTGAACGTGAAGAAGGTACATTCATATTGGGCGATAGTGGTGGCTTTCAGATTTTAAAAGGTCAATGGCCAGCTGATTGGAAGGATCCCAACTGTCCACGGGCTATGGTAAAGCGTAAAGCAGTATTGAATTGGATGGACACATACATGGATTATGGTATGTGTTTAGATATTCCAAGTCAATCATTGACTACATTTGGAATGAAAGATAAGAACGGCAACAGTTTACACGGTATCAGTACTATTGAAGAAGCCATTGCAGCTACACATATTAATAACGAATACTTTATAAATAATCGCTCAGGGAAATGCAAGTTATTAAATGTATTACAGGGTCGCAATCATACTCAATCAGATGATTGGTATGAAGAAATGAAAAAGTATTGCGATACTAACATCTTTCCAGATAATCATTTCAATGGCTGGGCATTCGGTGGACAGAACAAGATTGATATACATTTAATGCTACGTAGATTAGTTGGTATTATCCATGATGGATTGTTAGTTGAAGGTAAGCATGATTTGATTCATTGCTTGGGAACAAGTATCTTGGAATATGCTGTGTTGTTTACTGATATACAGAAGGCAATACGAAAGTATCATAATCCAAAACTACAAATTACATTTGACTGTGCCAGCCCATTCTTTAGTGCTGCTAAAGGATTGGCATATTTCAATACTAATATCCAGCATAATAAAAAATGGTCTTACAGCATGGAAAAGACTGCTGAAAAGAAAAGTTATGCCAATGATAATCGCAAGTATCGTGATGCTGTATTAGCTGATGGTATACATAAATTATTTACAGATAGTCCAGTAACTGATGCATTAGTTATGAAAGATTTATGTTATCGTGGTGTAGGTTTCTTGGGACAGCACGGTAAAGAAACTAAAACAAGTTGGGATACATTAAGTTATACACTGTTACAAAGTCACAATGTTTGGATGCATATGAATGCAGTTCAAGAGGCTAATCGTCAGTATGAACAAGGTGTAGTTCCAAAGATGTTAGTACATAAGTTTGAAGGTGATAGGTTCTTTACTCAATTAGTTGATGAAATCTTTGCAAAGAAAACTAAACAAGAATCACTAGATTTGATTGATTTTCATAATAGTTATTGGAAACAATTCCAATCAGGTAGTCAGGGTATTAGTGGTAAGAAAACTGTTAATGCTATGAGTATGTTTGATGAATTGTTTTCAGTAGATGAAGAACCGTTAGAAGAACTAGAAGATAGTGATGATGCTATCGCATTAGTTTTGGAGTAATATGTATAGCCAACAAATTGCAATAGAAAAAAAGGTTGATAACTTTGACAAAGATTCCCGTAAAGCTATGCAATCACAACATAGTATGATATACTATAACATACAGCGACTTAATAAGTTGCAGTGGGCAAGTATACGTGATACATATGATTACAAAAGGGATAGATAATGGAACAGATGATACAAGCACAAGCAGAAAAGCGGCAGCGCATTAAAGAAAAAGCAATTCGTACAATTTTTGTACGTTTTCAGAAAGAGGGTATTCATTGTTACCCGGCAGCAGCAACAGACCCAGCACTTGCTACAGGTGATGAGTATGATGTTAGCTTTTTAGGAACTTTGCATCGTCACATCTTTCATTTTGAAGTGACTATGGAAGTATTTCACAACGACCGTGATTTGGAATTTATTCAAGTAAAACGCTGGTTAGAAAATCTCTATGCCGGTAATATTCTTGAATTGAACCATAAAAGTTGTGAAATGATTAGTGATGATCTTTATGAGGTTATTGCAACTCGGTATCCAAATCGTAATATCACTATCACAGTCTCAGAGGACAATGAGAATGGTGCTACGATTTTTTATAGTAAAACTCACCCGTATCAATCACTCGCTATTTAAAAGGAATATAACATGGCAAAACAAACTTTTCAATCAAACCCACGTGTTACTCAAATCTTTGAGGACCTAGAGAAATATCTAACATTCTGTGTGGATTTTGGTTATAAGTACAACGAAGCAGAACTCTACGACCAACGTAGTTATGTGTATCGTCAGTATACAAAACTTGCATCTGGTAAAGTTGCAAGAGATCAGTGGCAGGAAACGGTTCGTCCATGAGGTATTGGGTGAACTAGCTAAAGCGGTTAAGGATCGCCGTAACGAAATTACCGCTGAAAAAGCAGCAAGAAAAGAAGCTAAGGCTTAATCTGTGATAAATAAAATGTAAGATACACAACGGTAGTTTACATTTCAAAACAAAAACCATCACAAAGGAAGGTTATCTATGGCGTATAATAAGCAAAAAACAGACCCAGAGTTGGGTCAACGAGTACACGAACATTTAGTTAAGATGGGAGTTGAAACTCCTACTATCCCAAACAACTACGACCGTAAAGAAAAGATAGACCATATTGAAGCGCACTTTGCACATATTATGCGTATCTTAGGTCTTGACTTATCAGACGATAGTTTAATGGATACCCCAAAGCGTGTAGCAAAAATGTATGTCAACGAAATCTTTTGGGGTCTTGATTACGAAGCATTCCCTAAATGTACCGCAGTTGATAACAAAATGAAGTACAATGAAATGGTATGTGAACGCAATATTAATGTACAAAGTAATTGTGAACATCATTTAGTGATTATCTCCGGTCTAGCAACTGTCGCATATGTGCCTAAACAAAAGGTACTTGGATTGAGTAAAATCAATCGTATCGTAGAATACTTTAGCAAGCGACCACAAATCCAAGAACGATTAACAGAACAAGTCTTTCACGCATTACAATACATACTTGAAACAGAAGATGTTGCGGTTATGGTTGACGCACAACATTACTGTGTGAAAAGCAGGGGAGTTGAGGATACGGGTAGTAGTACTGTAACAAGTAGATTAGGTGGTGGGTTTAAAACTGATCCAGCAGCTAGAGCAGAATTCTATCAATTAGCAAGGGGACGATAATGAACTGGATCAATATAGACAATTTGATGATGGGAATTATAATTGGATATATACTAAATCCACTGCTAGCAGCATTTATATCAATATTTACTAATGCTTGGAAAAGTACAAACTCGGTATGTACCGGAAATTGTAATCAAGGTCGTAACTGTACATGCAGAGGAAAAAATGGGATTTCGTAAACCAATGGACTATACCGGTGTTCATCATCAAATTTACACAGCTGGAATAGAATTGCATAGCAACTACAACGATGGTTTCAATCAGTTTGAAATCAAAAAAGACTTACATCGTATCAAGTGGTTGCTTGATGAGATTATGGCTGATTCACCTACATTCGCCGGCGAAGAAGAATTTCTTGATGAACATTCTAAAATAAAGATGTGGAGAACATTAAAAAAATGATATTCAACAGAATCAAAGAACTAAAACAACAAGGGCTTAAGATAGGTATCGTATTCTCCCAATTTGATATTCTACATGCCGGGCATATTGCAATGCTTAGTGAAGCTAAAAATCATTGCGACTATCTTATTGCTGGTTTGCAGAATAACGCACAATGGGATAGAGCGGAGAAGAATGCTCCTATTCAAAGTATTGTTGAGAGGCAGATTAGTTTAAGTGCTGTCCGTTTTGTAGATGAAATTGTTGTTTACAATACTGAGAAGGACTTGGAAGATATTCTACTCATACTACCTATTGATGTTCGTATCTTGGGTGTAGAATACAAAGATAAGGATTTTACGGGTAGCGATATTTGTCAAACTCGCAGAATTGAAATAGTATTTAATGAGCGTGATCACAGTTTCAGTAGTTCAAGTCTACGTAAACGAGTTGCGGACGCACATCAAAAAGATAAGTAAAATGACACAACTACCAGTAACATATAAGTGGACTTCCACAAAAGAGTATCACGATGCGTTCCCCTGTGCTTATAGACAGTACAAAGCCGACAGCCATTGCCAGTTTTTACATGGTTATAGCTTCTCAATGAAGTTCTATTTTGGAACAAACGACTTAGATGCGCGCCGATGGGCTGCGGATTATGGCGGCTTGAAAGAACTAAAGCAAACATTAGAGAGTCAATTTGACCATACAACATTAGTGGCTGAATCAGATCCACATCTAGACTGGTATGTGCAGGCGGAACATCGTGGCATTATGAAATTAACTATTCTCCCCAACTTAGGATGTGAAAGTCTTGCAGATATGCTATACAAGTATGTTAACGGGGTTTACATTCCTGATATGTGGGGTGAAAGTGAAGCAAAGCGTTTGTGGTGCTATCGGGTTGAAGTACGTGAAACACAGGCAAATATGGCTTTTAGAGAGGGGCATCGTGAATGGAATGAGGATTTGTTTGAATGAGTTCTGATTCAGACTTTAAAATGTTTAAATGGGTACCTGATGGTACTTATGATTACAGTGACTTTCTTACACGATATGTTATAGTCAATGGTAATCCAACTGTTGTTATCAATCGTGCGTGGGTAAATAGTGGAGGACCAGAAGGAGTTTCAGCCGAATTGAAACAAGCATGGGGTTCATTTCCTGATATGCCTCTAAAGCCATTAAAGAAATAATGAAGATATTTTGGAGAATATGGGCAAAATCCCTAGGTGAGAAAGCGGGCACAACCGATACAGAATCTGACCGTATTGCGTGTATTAGAACTTGTATTGTGTTATGCTATGTCATTACAAACTTGTTTATCATAGCAGGTGCAATTAGTTAGATTAAGGATCAAAAAATGAGCAAATTAAAAATTAGTGAACTATTTTATAGTATTCAAGGAGAAGGCCGATATATCGGAGTACCAAGTATTTTCCTACGAACATTTGGTTGCAACTTCAAATGTGCAGGGTTTGGTATGCCAAGGGGCGAAATAAGTAGTGAAGTAGAAGATATCGCAGCCCGTGTGCATTACTACACGGCTTACACCCAACTACCATTAGTTAGTACAGGTTGCGATAGTTATGCAAGTTGGGATCCTCGTTTCAAAGATTTCAGTCCAATACGTACTACTGATAGTATTGTTGAAAGTATTATGACAATGCTTCCGCACAAGCGTTGGATGGAAGAACATCTTGTTATTACAGGGGGTGAACCTTTGCTAGGTTGGCAACGCAGTTATATTGATTTACTTTCACATGAAAACATGACGGGTTTACAAGAACTAACATTTGAAACAAATGGCACTCAACCGTTGCAACATCAATTGAAAACCTACTTGCATCAATGGGCCATCAATCGTTCTAGAGGTGCAATAACATTTAGTGTTAGTCCTAAACTTGGTATCAGTGGCGAGAAGTGGGAAGAAGCAATATGTCCTGAAATTATTGATGAATATAGTCAAGTAGGTCATACATATCTGAAGTTTGTTGTGGCCAATAGACAAGATGTAGAAGAAGCACAAGAAGCAGTTAATCAATATCGTACTCACGGATTTAGGGGTAATGCTTACTTGATGCCATGTGGCGGAGTTGAAAGTGTATATAACATGAATGCCAAAACAGTTGCACTTGAAGCAATGCGGTTAGGCTGGCGTTATAGTGATAGACTTCAGGTGCCACTCTTTAAAAACGCATGGAATACCTAATGGATTTCTTTTGGGGATTTTTACTTGGGTATATAGTAGGGGTTTTCTATATGTGCTATCGTTCAAATGAAAATGACAGAGACTATACTGGAATTAAATAGTGTACAGTCCTATACCTAATGACTACTTCATGGACCATGTTGTGGGCAGACAATTGAAGGTTGCACTTATGCCTAGACATTGCCATATAACAAATCGTCTACTATGGTTAGAGTACGCATATTGTATTACCGCAATGTATACAGGTCCCGGTGAGCCTATATTTGAATATCGCTGGTATGATAAAAATGAATATTTAATAGCAAGATTAAAGGATTTAATATGAATTTAGAAATGCGCTGGCTTATAACAGCTGGTTGGGACGGCCCTGAAAAAATACTACAATATCGCTTTGAAAGAGAAACACCGGATTACTGTATACTAAATCCAAAAACAGGTGAAATTACAAAACAAAATGAGTTAACTGATTGGATTACTGTTCCAACGGTAGATGAGGTTAAGAATGCGAACATATAACAAACGAATTGGATTTCTAATTAGCTACCAGTATCTTATTCCGCATGGTGGAATAGGACAGTTTGCTAAGAGTTTTTGTGAATTGATGGATATTCATAATATTAAAGTTGATATTATCACAGATAAAAAACCACAAGATAGTGAGTTTGTTAAATCTCTCAAAGCTAATATTGTTTGTCCAAATGAATCATTAAAGTACACTGACCACAGTAATATCTTTATGTTCGGGGATACATTTTGTTATGAACGCATGGCTAACTTTCGCAATAGTATCATTGAAGCATTAGAGCATAATATATACGATGCATTAGTATGCAATACATATGAAACTGTACAAGTTGCAAGTACAATGGGTCTAGAGGATGTTATACAGATAATTGCTTATACTCATTTAGAAAGTCAAATCTTCAGAGATACCAGTAATCCTTTTTTGCATAACACAAATGAGTTGATGCGTCAACAGCTTACTACTACTGGTATATTTATTGGTACACAGAGTAAATTCAATCAATTAGAGATTGATGATTCATATCATTTACCAATTCCAATCACCGAACAAGGTTTGTTAGAAGAACATCACCATCCGCGTGATGGTGTATTGTTTGTTGGCAGATGGGAAGAAGGTAAGAACCCGGAACTTTACTTGGAACTAATTGAACAAACTAAATTACCTGCACGAGTTATGACTAATACAAACGGTGCTAAGAAGTTTGAAGAACGATTTAAGAAGATGGGAATAACTGACTATAAGATTGGTGTTAGTATCATTGGGCAAACGAAAGTAGACTTCATCACCAGTTGCAGAGTTGCTTTTAACCCAAGTAATGTAGAGAGTTATGGTATGGCTTTTTATGAGCAACATATTCAGTTGCCTACACTAGTATTAGAGAATCAACGCTGGACTAATAATTTCAACGAGAATTTTTTCTATAAATGTACTAAGAAAAATATGGCTGAACGAGCAAAACAGTTGTATGATTCGTTTGAACACGCCGCAACTTGGTACAACTTAGATTCATTAACACATGCACGACAAGTGGAAGCCACTGTATTTCACAAGTGGAATACCTGCTTCAATGAATTTGAAGGCAAGAAGTCTAATAGCAACACTGCAAAGATATGCGAAGAACCCACAATTAAATTGAGTGATTTTAATACACAGTTAGGTCGTAGCTTGTTATGCATTGATGATATCAAATCAGTATTGACAAACAAGCATAAGTTTCGTATACTATACACGGACGATGATACTTACTTGAGTAAGGACCCGTCGTTTGAACCAGAGGAAGAAGGCGAGAGTCTTTTTAGTTTTGAATGAAAAAAATATTAATTACAGGTTGTTCGGGTTACATTGGTAGTCATCTAGTTAAGATGCTAGCAAATGACTACGAGGTACACGGCCTAGATATCAATGTTCCGCAAGCTGACGGATTACAAGAATTCTATCAAGTTGATATTCGTAGACTATTTGAATTACCAACCGAGTTTGATGCAACGATTCACTTGGCAGCACTAGTCAATGTGGGTGAAAGTGAGCGTATCCCACTAAGTTATTACATCACTAATTTGAATGGTACAATGAATGTTATCAATAAGGTACGGACAAAGAACTTTATATTTGCCAGCACTGGAGCAGCAGTGGGATGTGCTAGTGCGTATGGCATTAGTAAACGAGCAGCAGAGGATGTGGTGCGTGAGTATTTTACTCAGCATAATCCTAAACCTTATACAATATTTAGATTCTACAATGTTATTGGTAGTGATGGGTTTGATCCAACCAATCCTGATGGATTAATGTATAATCTAATGAAGGCTAAGGAAAGAGGCGAGTTTACCATCTTTGGCAATGATTATGATACACGAGATGGAACCTGCATTCGTGATTATGTTCATGTTAACGAGATATGTGACGCATTATGTACTGCTATTGAGAAGCCAAGTAATCAAATAGAATGTTTAGGGCATGGGGTAGGTTATACTGTTGCCGAGATAGTTAATAAGTTCAAAGAAGTAAATAATATACCTAATATTAATTTGCTTACAAAGATAGGCCCAAGAAGAAAGGGTGACTTAGCAATATCTGTATTAGATAATGTGTCACCCTATATGAAAGAGGTATACTCTTTGGAAGATTTGCTTAAGATTTAATTTTAACCCATTTATCAACTAGCATATTTTTAAGTGCTACTGTATCTGGTAACTTATTCTTACGCATAAAATCATTTAATTTAACAGCAGTTGGATAATCAGTAGAATTAGGTTTACGAGCATTGCTCATATCTACACCAAGATTACTATCGGAATCTGGACGTCTACTGCCATAGTAGACTAATTCATATCGCAACTTTTCAGCACGGCTAGTTAAATCTGATTTTTTGTTTTTATATATTAGTTCTACCCACGGTTCAAGGTACATTGTCGGCGGACGACTTGGTGTGTAACCTTTTGGTTGTTGTCCTTTAAGCAATTTAGCAGCGTCACCGGGAGTAACTGCTTTGCGGGTATCTTGTAAACGCCATGCCTTCTCATCTGTGTATAAGTAAGCTGATATACCTTGCTTCTTGGCAGTGATTAAAATTGTTCTAACTTCGGGGCTACGATTTTCGCTCTGTTCTTTGAGCAAAACATGAACAGCAATTACTCCGTTAATTGGAATTTCAGGTGTCTTTGAAAATACTCTATCTTCGCTTTCACTGGTACGAGTACCGTTACTATGTTGCCAAGACCTTTCCCAATAATCAATTGCTTTTGTTTTGTAATGCCGATTTAACCAGTTCCCATCAATTACAAACATAGCGGCGCTGCTACCAGTATATCGGTGATAGTCTCCCACTTTGCTGCGAGTTGTGCTTAGAAAGTAAAGATATCCCGGCGGTGCATATTGTTCTTCACTAGAGTTACCTGTGACACTACTTAATTGAAAAACTCCAGTAGTTAGAATTTTTGCAGCAGCAGATACACCGGCATAATGGTAGACAATAGCAGTAGCTGCTTCATCTAGTATTGCTTCTGCGATAAATTCAGTTGCTCTCATTAATGTCTTAACAATAGGGTACTCAATACACCAGGATCATTCGCACTAACATCACCTTCACCCGGTGCAACGATAACATTGTACTTCATTCCAGCTGGAATTGAATTTCTCTTAGACATATATTCATTATAACTTAAAATACTTGAAGAACTAATGCCGTATTCGTTAGCAATTCGTTGTTTCATTTGTTTAAGTGCTGCGTCATCAGCAGGTTGCCATGCTCCGTCATCCGTCTTTTTCAAGTTACCCTTCTCATCCTTGGCCAATAAGTCATAGAATAGTTTCTCTGGAACAATACGACTGTTCTTTGTCTTATCTAATTTAGGATCCTGAGCCTTTACTTGTTTCTCTTGCTCGGTGTTAGCACCTTCACTCCAATTGATGATGAAGTTATCTGGCTTCTTAGCTAATGCTGCTCCTGCCATCTTAGTGTACGCATAGAATCTAACATCAGGATGTTTAGCAGCCATTTTTAATGCCATATCCAAGTATTCTGGACTGAAGAAGTCGCCGGCATCATGCCAACGAACCGTTACTTTCCATCCATTGGGGAATTTCTTATCGCCTGCAGCACCCTCTTGTGATTCAGCAGAGATTTCATTGCTTAGTTGATTAAAGAAACCATCTGGATCATTCAACAGATATGTAAGTATTCTGCCGTCACTTTGCCATGCAGCCTTAAATTGAATCTTGCCGCCCTTCATGGCGAAACAATCAACTTTACAAGAGCCGGCGCCTGGACATGTGTTAACAACAATTAGATTATTTGTTTGTTCATCTAATGCAATACCTACCAATGCCGCGAACCCAACATTAAAGAATTGTTCAAACTCACCATTGCTGTGCTTCATCTTTTCGTTTTGTTTAAGTAATGCTTTGGGACGAATTGCTAATGTTTGTTTAACAGCATCTTCATCGTATGTTTTACCATCTGGACTTAAGTATGTAACTACACTACTACGATGGATGTAAGGCATCTTGTACTTGTCACCTTTAGTTTTACCAGTTGTATATTTTTCATTGCCCTTTTTATCTACTTTAACATTGCCTGCTTTATCTACATCGGGAGTACCAACGATTCGTTTCATGTAATCTTGAAACTCTTGACCCTTTAAGTCACGAGTTTGTGCTGGTAGTTTAGTTGCTTCATCTAGTCCAGATAGACTACGAATTCTTGCTAGATGTTCTTCACCTTCCGCTAAACTTTGCTCATCATAACCATAGTCACCGGTTTTCATATCATCAATGTAAGCATACTCATCTTCATAACCATTCTTTTTAGCTGCTGCGCGAATATCATCATATGTTATCCCATGTTTGCGGGCATACTTTGGCAAGTAGTCAGCTGGATCACCATCTGGGAAAATGTTGCTGATGATCTGAGTAACATCAAACCAAATCTTATCTAAATCTAATTTAGGTTCTGGTGCAGACATTCTTGATAATTTAGGCATAGCTGGCTTTGCTACCTTGGGATTACCCTGGCGATCAAGTGGAACGCCACCTGGACCATGTGTAAATCTGCCTTCATCTACTTCTTCATCTGGCATATCACCAGCACTAGCAACAAATTGCTGAGGTGTCATAATTGAGATACCCTTTGGGGCGCCCGGCAACTTTGGCTCTGCGCCTTCTAATAATTCTTTGAAGTTCATTTCTTGTTATTCCTAATAAATTGTTCAGCAAGCATTACTAATTCATGTAGTTCTTCAATGCTTTCGCAATGCCATCTACGCAAACTTTTATTTATATTGCTATTTGGATCTCTTGCTGTTTTTGCACCAGTACGATGTTTCTTCATTCCACGCATTCTGGCACAAAAGCTAGCTCTACGCTTTGCTGCCTTGCTACCTTTTTTAAGTTTGCTTGGCTTAGTTGTTACCGCTGTTTGAATCTTGCTACCAGGATGACTGCGGCGATAGCTACTAACAGACTTTTTACTCATCCCACCTGCTCTTGGGTTGTTATGCTTTGACCAAGTTTCGCCTTCATCAACTTCTTGTGAACTGAGGAAATTACCTAATTCTTCAGCACCAGTACCACGTTGACCATCTTGATGTTTCCAATTAGAACCTTGACGAACAATCTTATCACCGTCATCATTTGCATAAACACTACTGTTGTCAGAGTAATATCCGAAAGAATTCAGTGTGGATACTAGATTATCACTTGCCTCAGAGCCTTCCGGCAGCCATTTCGCAAAGGCTTTTCTAAGGGTTGGTTTATCTACAACATGAGTTGTATCATCCATTGGAACATAAGCTGTGTTAGTATTTTTCCCCGTTGCGTCGGTTTGCTGTCTGACAGTTGCTGCACCAAGATCATATGATTTATCAGCCGCTACTTGCTTACCGGTAGCATCGGTAGTTTGTTTAATCTTCAATGGTCCTGCATTGTAATTTTGCGTAATTTGATTAGTAGTTAAGTCGATGGTTTGGCCAGATCCATTAAAGTTAGGACTACTATATGTTATAGCCTTACCCTGAGCATTGTATGTAAATGAACCAAACCCGCCAGAATAAGTTCTAGTACCATCTTTGTTTGTTGTTACTCTATTGCCATTACCTAGATCACCGTCTCGTGCGGGTAACTGTGGCACAGGCGGCACTTTAACCTGTGCCCTTGGAGCAGTAGGTGACCCTAGAGCAGCCATTGCATTATTAGTCGCACCTGCCACAGTGGCCGCACCCAAGCCTCTTAAGAATCCTCTGCGGTCAATTTCTTCTAGGTTGCCTTCCGCCACACCTTGCTTTGGCTTCTTTCCAGCTTTTTTCATGGCAATTGCAATTGCTGCTTGTTGGGCAGGACTACCTGCTTCGGATATAATTTCATTAAATCTCATGTTGTTGCCCGTAAATAGTTGACTTTATTGTGCAATTATGCGACAATACATATCTTATTTATCGCTTTGGGCTTTTATCTTGACAAATAATAATATCAAACGGATTGGATTTGCTTGCAAATTTTCAGAACTAAACAAGAAGGGTGAGATTACCAGCATACCTGAATTGAATACAGGCGGTACTACTCTGGCTTGGGCCGCAAGGCAAAAGCGTAGTGTAGCAGAAGAAAAGGTAATTGAAGTTGCCAAACGCAACATTCTACATACTCATAATCTAGTCAAAAAGGTAGCAACACTACAACCCGAACTACGCATGGTTCGTCTGACTAGTGACATGCTGAGTTTTTACACCCATGATGACTGGAAAGACTTCTGGCAAGATAGTGATATTCAAAACAAACTAGCACACTGGATGGCACCAATTGGTGAAACAGCTAGAGCCAATGATGTTCGTCTTAGTATGCACCCCGGACAATTTACAGTTTTAGCGAGTGACCGTGAAGAAGTAGTAAATAAGAGTATAGAAGAATTTGAATATCATTGTGACATGGTTCGTTGGATGGGCTATGGCAAATCATTTCAAGACTTCAAAGTTAATGTACACATTTCTGGTAGAAAAGGGCCTCAGGGTATCAGAGATGTTTATGGTCGTTTGTCCCCAGAAGCCCGAAACACACTTACACTAGAAAATGAGGAATACACACATGGACTATCTGACTGCTTATCGTTATCTGACCTCGTGCCTACGGTACTCGATATCCATCACAACTGGATTCGTGAAGGTGAATATATTCAATCTACTGATACGCTTGTACAACGGGTTATTGATAGTTGGCGTGGTGTTCGCCCTACTATGCATTACAGTGTTAGCCGCGAAAATGTACTCACAGATCATTCCACTACACAATTACCCGATCATGGTGCGTTGATTAATGCAGGGTATAATAAACAGAAACTTCGGGCACATAGCGACCACTATTGGAATACTGCGGTTAACGATTGGGCATTGACATTTCTTGACAATTTTGATATAATGACCGAGAGTAAAGGAAAAAACCTAGCTAGTTTTAAATTATTTGAAAGATATAAAAATGGGATTATTTGATAAACTATTTGGCAAAAAGCCAGAGCCAGAGCCAGAACCAGTAGCAGAGGTGCCAAAGACTACTAAGGAAAAGAAACCACGCAAACCTAAGGAAAAGAAAGAAGCACCTATTATATCTGACAAGGCAAAAGCAGATAGTGAGGGTCTTCCCTATGTTAATATTTTAAAGATGGAAATTGATCCGTACGATATTAACAGCGGTGCGTTTGAACTTGATTTTAATGACAAATTTGTATTAAATTTAATTCGTGCAGGGTATAAGATGCGTGATGATGATAGTGATACTATCATAGTCGATCGGTGGTTTCAGACGGTTTGCCGCAATGTGGCATTAGAGCTATATGAACAGCAGCAAGCCGATCCCGAGAATCGGGCACAAGCTACTGATATGAGAGTGGTCCGTGCTAAGGATTTGGGTGACGGGCGTACAGAAGTCAGCTAAAGGTTGACGATAAATGAATTCTATGCTATAATGCATATTGAATATGAATAGCAGTGTTTATACTTTATTTTTAAACTGTAGGAAAATTATATGAGCCATTTGTTTCCAAACACAAACACAAATACAAACATAATCAAATTGTCAACTGCAACAAAGAAGATTGATTTAGATTTTATGCGGCCGCTGCAAAAGAAATATTTGCACGACAATCTTTTTACTTCTATTGCCGATTCTGAACTAGCTAACGACAATCGTATTACAATCATACCTGCAGGGACTAACGCAGGCAAATCTACTGTGATTACTAAAATCACAATCCCATCTGTGATCCAGCGTGATTCGTCAGTGAAAACTATCGTGTTCACATCACCTGATAGTGGGTGTGTATCTGGTCCTTACCATAAGTTTCACGCAGAGTGGAATGAAAGGCGTATTCAGTGTGATGATGGTAAAATCAAAACGATTCGTGCCCGCTGCAAGGATGAAATTAAAAAGTCATGGGAACTACATGAACTAACACCGGAAAATGTAGTTGATGTTTGGTTTGTGTCTACTCAGTGGCTCGGCCGTATCTGGGGAAGCTATCGTGATCCGGCTATTCCTAAAAATATAGGAGTCCCTCAATATATTTTTGTTGATGAAATTCACTTTGGTATGGGTACAATTGATGCTACTACAATCTTTTATGATCAAGGTCGTAATAACAAAAACTTTGACCCCAAGTGGTTGCCTACTATAAATGGTATGGCAGTTGCCGGATCGCGTGTCTTAGGTTATACCGGTACTGCTACTGTAAGTCAGCAAGGCGGAACTACATTGGGTGCTAAGGTGTTTAAATCGTTGTCCCCTATGCCTGAGTATAAAAATACTAGTGTGTTTGCAGAAATGACACCTATTAAACCATATGTCAATTCATCTACTTACCGGAGTGAATTGTTGAATACATATGAATTGTCAAAGTTGACTTATGAAGTGACTGTTGAAAAGTGTGATAAATTTTTCAATGACATTGATGTAGAAACTTGGAAAAAGGCAATGGAAATTGACATTGTTCAAATTATTCCCGGTGCGTTTTTTAAATTTGGGCGTTATGATGCCGGTAAGTCTATTCCATTGTATAAAACTCGTGGTCGGAAGAATAATTTCATAAATTTTGCTAAATCATTGCAAGCAGATATTGGTATTGTTACATCAGACGAAAAAGTGTATTTTAAAACAAGCCATAATCAATATAATAACTGCAATGATGCGTATGACATTATTGATTTGGCTAATAACAAATCTAATATTATAGATCCGTTTTTGCTAGGTGTGGTTATGCAAGGTAATATGGGTTGGGATATACCTAGACTGAAACAAATTTCATTCTTGGGTTATCCTAGCGCAAAGAATGTTTGCTTGATGCAATTGCAAACAATGGCAAGAGCAAAGCGTTTATTGTGCGGAGTATATGATCACACCGACAAAGCACGACAAATTGCTGAATTGGAGGTGTCACTTGAACAAAAAATTCTGTTGGCAAAGTATGTAGTGTTTGTTAATACTGTTAAAATTGTCATTCCCAATGATTCATCATTGCTAGATGTTGCGTTTGATCAGTTCCGGCAAAACATGCACACCCCTAATGAAGGGTTAGACTTGTATCTGAACATCATTCGCACTCATGTGCCCGTTGAAAAGAATAATGTAACTAAAGTGATTAAGCCTCACTTTGATCAGGGTTACGATCCGGGTTCACAAAATCAAATGAACAAGAAAGACTATTGCCAACATTGCACCGACTTGGGATTAGTTGATGCTAAGGGAGTTACCTTCTGTAAACGTACTGGGAGCGTACAAGCAGATGATCTGGCGCTGCATAAATTGAAGCGTAAATTGACTGATGATGAATTCAATATGCATTGGAAAAGACAGTTGAAATGTGATCATCTTAACGGTGACCGAACTGACAATAGACCAGAAAATTTATATACCCGGTGTGCAAGCAGCGATGCGTTGAAAACCTCAATCAATGAGGATTACCTAAATAAATATGATCAAAATGGTAAGCGGGTAAACGGTGATTAATATAGTTTGACAATATCTACATAGTAATATATAATACACACATATGAAATACGCCCTGATCGATACCGCAAATACATTTTTTCGTGCCCGGCACATTGCATCACGCAGTAGTACAGTTGAGGAGAAAATAGGAATGGCCCTACATCTTACCTTGGCTAGCACAAATCAAATTGTGCGTAAGTTTGGGGTGGATCATGTGGTCTTCTGCTTGGAGGGGAAAAGCTGGCGCAAAAACTTCTATGCTCCGTACAAGAAGAACCGCGTAGTAGATACCTTGTCTCAAACAGTAGCTGAGGCCGATGAGAACACCCTGTTTTGGACCACGTATGAGACATTTTGCACATATCTTAAAGACCGCACAAACTGTAGTGTCCTGCGTGATCCAAAAGCTGAGGCTGATGACTTGATTGCACGATTCATTCACTTGCATCCCGATGATGAACATTTTATTATCAGTAGCGATACTGATTATTTGCAACTTATCACTCCCAAGGTAAAACAGTATAACGGTGTCGCTGGGCATCTAATCACACTTGAAGGATATTTTGATGACAAGGGTAAACCTGTAAAGGACAAAGAAAAGAATATTAAACTACTAGAGGATCCACAATATCTGCTGTTCAAGAAGACCATGAGGGGTGATGCCACTGACAATGTGTTTTCGGCTTATCCGGGTGTAAGAGAAAAAGGTACACAAAAGAAAGCTGGATTGATTGAGGCATACGCTGATAGAACTAAGCAAGGCTATGCGTGGAACAATCTGATGTTGCAACATTGGCAGGACCACAATGGTGTGGAACATCGTGTGCGTGATGATTATGAACGCAATCGGGTACTCATAGACTTGACAGCCCAGCCCGATGATGTTAAACTGTCAGTAGACACACATATTCGTGAGGGTGTTCGTACAACTACTATTCCGCAAGTTGGTATTCACTTTCTGAAGTTTTGTGGTAAATACGATTTGGCTAAAATTAGTACAAATGCTGAGACTTATGCAAAATGGCTTAACAGTCCTTATGAGGGTATTTTGAAATGAAGGTAACTGAATCATCTTTTCGCATTAAGACAATACGATGCGGTGATCCAGAGTTTACTATGATTGATAAAAAGGGTTTTGTTAATATTCCTAGGGCTAGTTTTGAAATTAACAGAGAATGTCCTGAAAATTATAAGCAAATTATATCTGACTGCATTAGTAATGGATGGTTGAAACCAGTAGCACACATGAAAGAGTCTGAATGGGTATGGGAAAAACTAGGAGAATAAATGGCACAGCACACACACTATTGGTCTTGCGGTCCACTCGCTGATTGGATTCGAGGCACTAACAAACTTAAAGCAGGCACAGCCGAAGAATGGAATGAATGGACAACTCGGGCTCAAATGAAACATAACTTCCGCTATTGGGTAGCTGAAGAAGCCCTTGGTGATATCCAAGATTTTGTCACTTGGCCTATTAGAAGTTTATACAGCATCAAGTATTACATCAATAATCGCTGGGTTAGTCGTACTCACAGTCTTACTGCCCATGCGCGTGATATTAAGCCTGGTGATTGGTGCGATGTTGGTAATCGGTTTCTTCCTTGCTTGTTTAACGAACTGGTAGACTTTGTTGAAATTGAACAAGCATGGTCACACATTGCCTGGGGTGATAAAACAGCCCGCGCTAAGTACAATCCTCCATTCTGGGCCAGTGGTTGGTGGCGTTGGAGGGTGTGGCGCTGTCCACAGGCTGGGCTAGATCATCTTGATTGGGAAATGACACTTACCAATGAAGAATTCTTGGATGAAGATAAGAAAGGTGAGGCAGTACTTACTAGTCAAGCAATTAGGGCCAAGGAACTCAAAGAACTTTATACTTGGTGGACAGTTACCTATCGCAATCGTCCCGATCCACATGATGCAAGTGGGTGGAGTGCTTACTGCGATAGTTTGCGGAATGAACATGGTGATCACTGGATTGGGATGAATTCAAAAGATACTGCTAGTAAAAAAGCAAGCAACAAGGCCATGAAACTGTTATCCAAGATTGAAAAAGCCTACGAAAAAGAAGATACAGAAATGCTGATTCGTTTAATTAAGATCAGGCAGAGTTTGTGGACATGATATGAAAAAGATTTACTACGAAAAACTACTATCTAATGCAGGTAGGGTAATTTATAAACCTGTTGCAGAATATGACAGTGAATACATTGATAGTTTTCCAAAAGGTAATCATCTTGTGATGTGCTATCCGGGAGGGCAGAGTCGCAGGTACAACATCGATCCTAACTATGCAGCAATGATTGCAGCAGGCCGCGTAGCAGAGGATGCGATTACTCATGCTATACGTGTGGCCAGTGAAATGCGTCCACAACAAACTCCTGTTACCAAAGGACAACAACGAGCATGGAAGAAATTGGCCAAAGAGTTTGGTGATGAACTTTGCTCATTGAGCCATTCAAGCGCACATGATATTGCCCAAGTAGCTATAAAGGCTTTACAAAAGGAAGCAGATGTGTTATACTCTAATCCAGCAGTTAAGAAAGCATACGATCATTTCTTATTAGTTGCTGAATTAACAAAGGATTGATCATGCAAAAGTGTATAACCAACAAATTCAATAGTGTATTTCTTCCTTATGAAGAAGGTATGATTGAATGGCTTATGAAGAATTACCCGCACAGTCAATATCGTGTAGTGGAGGTGGTATGAACAACCAAATTAAATTACCAGCGCAAGAATGGTTAGGGTATGATCCTGAACAAGGAGATATGCACGGGTATACTTTTGATCAAATGAGAGAGTTCACCAAGTTGATTGTAGGTGAATGTTGTGCCATTCTGAATGAAATGCACTCGTGGCAGACTATGAATAATCAAGAATACTCAAGTACTTGGCATGATGCTGTAGATCAAGGTATTGATCAAATTAAAGAACATTTTGGAGTTGAAGAATGAAACAAGAATTAGATACGCTATTATGCGAGAAGTATCCAAAGATGATGGTCAACCGCAATAAATCTCCAATGGAGACTTGCATGTGTTGGGGTTTTTCATGCGGTGAAGGATGGTTCAATATATTGGATCAACTTATGGGCAATATCCAACATCATCTTGATTGGCAAGAGAAACAGCGTAAGTGGGCCATAGATTATAACAATATGGCTACACAAGCCAGAGGGGGCAATTTTGATCTGTTTGAAGAAGAAATGAAAAGTGTTATCAATCCAGAGTACAAAGAAAAACGGCTTGCGGAAATTATTGCCGGAGACAGTAGACAAGTGCCTGAACCGATTCCACAAGTTACACTAGATCAAGTTAAAGAAAAGTTTGGCACACTACGCTTCTACTACACAGGTGGCGATGATATTATTGACGGAATGGTCCGTATGGCAGAAAGCATGAGTGGGGTTACTTGTGAAGAATGCGGAGCTCCCGGTGAGCAAACTAGTGGCGGTTGGATTAAAACAGTATGTGCAGCCCATAGTAACGAAAAAGAAAATGAATAAACGACTTTACTAAACATCCTAGCAGATATAACATGAACGAACAAATTAAACTGCTTGCTGAAGAAGCAACTAGAAAATACGACAGGCTAGGTAATGAAATCCCGTTTCCACAACCAGACTTAGAGGTGTTCGCCCGGTTGATTGTTATTAAATGCCTCGACATTGTTGATAAAAAAGTATCAGGCATGGTAGGAGTCGCTGCGATGAAAGAGATAGAAGAATATTTCGGAGTTGAAGAATGATCAATATAAATTTTTCTATTGACTATCCCTTCAGCACCCGCTTTGAAATATTAACAGGTACTAGCAAGCTACTCACTAAGAATAAAGCAGTTGAAGCCAATATTTACTGTACAGCAAATATTGTTAAATTAGCATTAGCATATTCAATTAGACAAGATCATGCTGGACTACGCATGGAATTTGGACTGTTTGGTTACGAATGTGAATTGTACCTGTACGATACTCGTCACTGGAATGACAAAACACATCAATGGGAATAGTATGGTAAGTCTAGCTGATTATTTTGCTAAGAATAGGCACAAGGCTAAATATGCATTTGGTCAACGAGTCTTTGGATATTGGAACAAAATTCCGTTTGTGGGTGCGATTGGACTTGATACTGTAATCAATGATACAATTGGTCCGCAGTTTGTCATTCATTTAGATTTGCCAATTCGCTTTGCAGATGTAACCTATAATGTTATAGTAGACAAACAAAGTAATTTTAAAAAGATTACAAAATTAATAGAAATGAAAGAAGATGACAAAACCACTAATCGCAAAACCCGTCGTTAAGAATCAATTTTGGATTGTTACTGATGGTACTGAAAAGGTAGGAAATGTTATTGCTGATGGGTCCGGCTTTGAGGTAAAACTTAACGGCAGTAAAACTCATTTTAAAAATACTAATAGTATTCAAAAGCAAACCAATATAGAGTTTCAAACCATTAAGCTAGATAAAACAAAAAAAGAAGTTCCTTTCAACGATTATCCCACTACCAAGAAGGCATATAACTCTATACTTGATATCAAGCGCAAGATACATGTTTTTACAAAAACACTGAAAAGCAAGTGCTTTCATGCCGCGGGTTGGTATGTTTTGTATCAAGGTGAAGAACCAAATATCATTTTTTGTCCTAAATACATCTTTATCCAGCGTTATGAGTATATGGGTCCTTATAAAACTGAGGACGAAGCAAAAACTCAGATAAATATCTAATGCATATTAAACGATTTATTGATAGAGTAACTAATATTGAAAGTAGACAGGGTAAGGATGTGGTTATCCCATTATCCGATGCGCGTGGTCTGCGTGATGAATTAGCTAAATTGTTGGTAGATCACTATGAGGTTACTGAGGGAAAGAAAAACACTTCCGAAGTTATTCAACTTGAAATAGTCGGAGGTAAATTTTAATGGCAAGAATGCAACCAAAAGTATTATTAGAATTTGTAGATAAAGTAACATACAAGTCTGATCAAATCGTAGAAGCTGCAGGTATATGGGCTGTATTCTATGATGGTCAACCTATCAATTTAAAGTCACAGCACTATCAAGATCCGGATGCTACTCCCAAGTATAAGAAAACAAGTTTCAGTAATCCTGGACATGCACGGAATCTTTGTCGCAAACTAAACATACAATTTAAAACAGCTTTGTTCACTGTGGTGTTTATGAATACCGGTACCACAGTGTACCCAGATGAATGATAGACGAAAAGTAAAATACACAATCACTAGAGCAGTTATGGATCAACTGCCTAGTAATAACATCCCAATTGAAACAGTTATAAGTGATTGGTGGTTCACCAAATCAGGTGATAGTCTACGCCTCACCCCACAAGGTGATCTAATGTTTAGACAAGCAGAAATTGAATATTTTGACTTACCGGTTAAGATTAAACTTAACCATTGGTATAAGTTTCTAACTGAATGTAATAAGAAAATTAAATGTCCATATTACTTTAGCGTAAATAAAACCATAGAAGCAAAAGAACCGTTTATAAGACTATATGATAGTAAGATAGCAATGATGCTAGCACTATATGGTGATATAGAAAGTTATTTAGAATCAGTTAGGGTGCGACAATAACTGAAGGAAAATCCAGTTAATACCACACACCTTCATTACGCATTCGTTTAATAAAAGACAAATAATTACTACATACACCGAAACATCGTAGGTGTACTGTACTGAACATTCCTCTATCCTGTATCTCAGGAAGAAATATAACACTGGTATTGTTTACAGGAACAGTACCGGGAGTAATAATTTTTCCATTACTTGCGGTTACCGGTGTACTTTCGGTAGCAGTGGGGAACCAGAAGTAGTTTGGGTAAAGATTGCTTGGTTGAGTTACAATCCAATTCTGCATATCACTATTCATGGCATTTAGCCAAAATCTAGGTCCTTGCAGATATTTCTCAGTCACTTCAGTAATTGGTTGATTAACACCCAAATAAAGTTTCCCACTATCGCGCCAGACATTCACCATGGTACTAAATCCATGATTCATGGATTTGGTTATTTGTTTAGGTAAGGCAGCATCCTCAAAATTAGTTCCATCGTAGATGCCCTGATAAGAAATGTATTGTAATTGCATTTAGTATTTAGTCTTGTCAACGGTTCCGTGGGCTGCCACGTTATATATATGTAGACACAATAATGTTGCTACCAACTTTCATACTTTAAAAGGAAACCACAAATGAAGAAAATCGTCACTGTTATCGCTACTTTATTGGCCACTGCCGCCTTGGCTGCTGAGCCAGCCAAGACTACAGCACCCGCTGTTGCTGCACCCGCTGCGGCCCCGTCCAAGAAAGAAGAAGCTAAAAAGACTCCAGCTGACAAAGTTGAAGCCGCGGCACCAGCCGCGGCTAAACCAGTAGCAGCACCTGCTAAGGCTACAGCACCAGCCAAAGAAGAACTTAAATTGGCTAAGAAAAAGGAAGACAAAAAAGTGGATGCCACTAAAAGTGATAAACCTGTCAAGGACAAAAAAGCTACAGATAAAGCTGCTCCAGCAGCACCGGCAGTCAAGCCAGCAACTCCTGCTTCTAAGTAATCTAACAATAGACGACAATAATAGGGACGATGATGGCCCAGAAGATTTGGACTGTCATCGTGCATACAGTCGTCCTAAAGTCTACGAAGTAGACATAAAGGTTATAGATTTAGATGATGAACCATTATCTGATTATGTAATCGTAAGATTAGCAGTTGCCAGAGCAAAAGCTATGCAGAAGTATAGAGAAACCTATATTGAAGTATAAATACAGTTATGAGTTCTGTAAAAACTCATTACACACACAAAGGAAATATTATGTTTACACCTGAATTTTATATTGATCTGATTCAATCCTCAAAAAGGATGGCAACTAATCAAATTTACAAAGACGAGAGATTAAATAAAGTTGCCAATGACTTTATAGATGCCCAAACAGTCTTTGCAAAGATGCTAGCAAAGAATACAATAGAGATGTTGTCTTATGCTGCTGACAGTATCAGTAAAAACAAGTTATCCTCATAATGAGGGTGAAATAGTCAAGGCAAAGACTGATAAAATAAGCCATTCACACACCGACATTAACACATAAGGAGATTAATATGTCAGAAAATACTTTTCCCAAGATGCCCGAAATTCGGGTATCAAAAAACGGTTACGAGATTCGTACCGAGATTCTTAAACAAGCACAGCACCTTACTAGCCAAGAGTTTTCATACAAATGGCAAGGCTGGGAAATGGCTCAATCAAAAGCCCAAGACGGTAGCATCTTAACCAAATTTGGTATGCCAGAGTTCCCGGGACTTGACAAAGTATTGGAAACTGCTGAAAAGATGTATGCTTTCGTAAACCAAAACACACCTAAGAAGTAATTCTTACCCAAATAATGCCCCTTAATTGGGGCGTTTCTGCCTTGACATTAAATGAATTTGGGTATATAATACAATCTTAGACAGTTAATTAAAGGACTCAAAATGATTTTATCTGACTATGCTGAATTCTCTAAAAATGCTGAATACAAACTTGTTGAAGGTGTTGTAGGACCTACTAGTGTATATAAACTCAAACGCATTGTCTCTAATGGTATTGGCGTTGATTTGACACATAGTAACTATTACTTTTCCAAGCAATTGAATACATTGATTTCTATGGGTCGCGGTGGAATTGGCACTAAAGGTAAGACACTGACATTGGACAAATATCGCAAATACAACCTGCGTGAAAAGTTCAAAAACACTGTTTATAGTCGCAGTATCAAAGTTGATAGTGCTGAGATTCGGGTGTCCGCAATTAACCAAATTTGACATTAAATGAATTTGGGTATATAATACAATCTTAGACAGTTAATTAAAGGACTCAAAATGGCTAACTATCACAAACCTGCTCTCCTGAATATCAACGCTGATGACGCATGGGCTGCGGCCTGTCAAGCACAACGCCTCAATCAAGGTTATATCAAGGTTGATGCAGATGCTCCCGCTGGTCAAACTAATCGCCGATTGGTACTGAATTTGCTTGCTGAACCCAGTATGATTACCGCAGAAGATGTTGAGCAAGGTAAATTGGTTCGACAGTTCTATCAAGCATTCACATTCAAAATCCTTAAAGGTATCAAGTTGTCGGAGTTTGACAACACTGCAATGCTACTTGCCAATCGTGAAACTATTGAAACTAATTATGATATCGCAGTACTCACTAGTTTGCCTTCATGCTACGAGCGTGGCATGAAACGACAAACTGTGGACCAGCGAGTTGCGTTTGCTACCGGTGGATTCATTGGCCAACTGACTGATAAAGTCTCGGTCAGGATTGAAGTTCTCAAAACTTTCTATTCGCAACAATGGGACACCAACTATGTCACTGGCATCACCAGTGATGACCAAGTGTTGTTCTTTGCATTCAAACATCAACTAGAAGTGGGTATGATGGTTGACCTGCAGGGCACTGTCAAAGCACACCGTGACAATGTTACTCAATTGAATCGGGTAAAGGTAATCGCATGAAAACGATATTGGGTATATTGCTATTGACTTTTATCTCAGGATGCAGTACAATAGCGGGAGCAGTCAAGGGAGTCGGTGAAGATGTAAAACACGGGACTAATGTTATTTTTGAATTAGCATGACTAAAAAATTATCACTGGTTTCAAAACAGAAAGAAAGTCGTCGATTGGGTGAGTTAGCTTTTCCTGAGCATACAATGGAAGCATTGGACAATTATTTCCTTAAAGGTTACCCGCCTGGTGGTTTTCTCACAAGCATACTTACTAATAATTTGTATGGAGCCGTATCAAGCGCAGACAATGCCAACAAGCATGTTATCTTTGAGATTGTCAAATGGTTAACTACTGAATCAAGACTCCCGCCAACTAGCTGGGGATGTAATGAAAATGTAATAGCTTGGTTGCATGATGAAGGTGGTATCAGAACCAAGTGGGTTGAAAAGATGGAAAAAGAATATATTTGGGAAACATTGAAAGCATAATATGTTAGGCTGGGTTACAATTCAAAAAATTCGCAAGTTAGAAGAAATGACCGATCAGATCGGAATGAAGTTTGCCTCAAATAAATACGATAATACTTATGGTGAAACTATAGCATTGGTTCCCAAAGATAAAGATTCATTGCCTATCTATTGTCGTGATGCTGTCTTATTTGTTGGATCATTGGAAGAGGCTGGCAAGTTTATGCAAGGTGTAGTGTGGGCGCGTGATTATGATCAAATGCTAAAGATTAGCGATGTCAAAAAGCGTGAACGCAAAGAACAAGATGAACGCAATCGTCAGTTGGTCAACATCTTGAAAAATGAAAAGAATAGTTTAGTGATAACATGACAAAAAATATTACAATTGGGGGACTTCTCCTCATAACACTGATGCTTGCGCTACGACCGGATCCTGAGAATTTGTGTACAGATGATCCCAACACTGTTGTCATTGAATATGAGTGTAACAATCTAGCTGATTATGAAAATGTACCCCCAGAAGTAACTGCTGAATGTCGTGCCCGTGCAGTAGCGGCTACTACCCGTAACAAAACAAAAATTTAAATAGGAAAAACAATGTCAGCTTCATGGATAACAAAATTAAATCTATCAAATAGTCGCCTTCACAAAGAAGATGTAGTATTGCAAGCATTAGAGGCGAGTGTCCTGGGTAGTACAAATGCTCAAAATTTTTTGAAATTTGCAAAAGCCTGCTATAACCCGTACTTGGTTTTTGGTGTTAAACAGATTCCCGATACTGCGGGAATCGTTGACGCAGAAAATCCCTGGGATGATTTTAATCAACTACTGACCGATCTTAGTCAACGAAAATTGACCGGTCATGCTGCACGAGATGCGGTACACAGTTTAGCTGAACGGTTTGATAGTAATGAATGGAATACTTTCTTAGCACCAGTGTTACGCAGAGACCTTCGTGTGGGTATCTCATCAACTACTATCAACAAAATCTGTAAAAAGACTGAATACGAAATCCCAATCTTTAGCTGTCAACTAGCAGCCAATGGTGAAGGTCGTCCTGAAATGAAGGGTACAAAACGGCTTGAACCCAAACTAGATGGGGTTCGGGCATTGTTCACGGTTATCCCTAGCGACTTTGGCATCACTGTAGTTTGCTATAGCCGCAATGGTAAAGTGTTTGAGAACTTTGGTCATATTGAAGAACAGATTCATGCTAATTGGACCCTAATGGTTCGTGCATGTGCAGGTGTAGATCAAGGTCGTAGTCTGGTTAATGGTTTTGTACTTGACGGTGAAGTGATTGGCAACTCATTCCAAGAACTTATGCGACAAGCACGGCGTAAGGATAATGTACAAGCAGCAGATAGTGTGTTCAATGTGTTTGATATTATCCCACTACAAGATTTCCGTAAAGGACAGTGGAATGCTCCTTTGAGTAAGCGTATTGAATTGCTTGATGCAATGCGTCCTGTAATTGAAGCAATGACCAATATGGAATTGCTACCCCATATTATGGTTGATCTTGACACCGCAGCAGGTAAGGATCAGTTTAGTAGATATTGTACAGATATGGTAAACGCTGGCTTTGAGGGCGTTATGATAAAATCAGTAGATGCACCTTACGAATGCAAGAGGTCAACTAGTTGGATGAAATATAAACCGGTGTATGACTATGATTTAACCGTTATTGCGATTGAAGAAGGTACTGGTAAGAATGTAGGTCGTATGGGCGCTCTTGTTTGCGAAGGAATTGATGATGGTAAGCACATTGTAGTTAATGTGGGTAGTGGGTACACCGATGAAGAACGACAAGCATACTGGAATGATGGATATTCAGTTATTGGTCAAACTATTGTAGTAATGGCTGATGCTATTACTCAGAATCAGGATGGATCATACAGTCTCCGGTTTCCCAGATTCAAGACATTCCGCACTGACAAATAACAGTTGACCTTTTATTACTGCTTGAACATTTTGGAGTTGAATGATGATTAAACTTTGGTTGGCATTTATTATCTTTGCAGCATTGATTCATTTTGGTATTACTGTCTGGCGAAAGATGGAAAGAAAAGAGCGTTGGTCATTGACAAAAACTGCTGTCTATAGTATACTTGTCTCATTGCTAGCTGTTCTAGTAATAACTGTAATTGTAATTTTATTTTAAGGAAAAAACATGAAGCGTATTTTAACTCTCTCCGTTCTTGCTGCGGCAGTATTGGCAACAGGTTGCACTCGTATTGAAACCGGTGAGGTGGGTGTGCGTGTGGGATTTGACAAGCAGGTACAAAGTGGTGAACTCTTGCCCGGCTCGTTCAATCAAGTATTGATCGGAGATGTACTTACATTCCCGATTAAAGATGTCAATGTCCCGTTGAATGATATGACTCCCGTTGCCAAAGACAACTCAACAATGAAAGACTTTGATGCTGTGGTTGTCTATAACATCAACCCTGCACAAGTAGCAGAGCTATATTCTACTAAGAACAAGAGCTTCCACACTGAATTCAAGGGTGATACTTATGTGATGTACAATTACATTGTGCAAAATGCTCGTAATGCCATCTACAAGGCAGCCCGTAAGTACGAGGCCCTGGACATGGCAGATGCTCGTAGCGATATGGAAAACTTCATCAAGGAAGAAATTGTTCGCAATCTTACTGAAGAAAAGCTGGATGGTAGCATTATGATCAGTCAAGTGTTGATTCGTAATGTAGTACCAGCAGATTCAGTTGTGGCAAGTGCTAATGAATTAGTCAAAGCCAAGAACGAACTCAAGCAGAAAGAAGTTGAAGTTAAGACTGCTGAGGCTGAAAGCCGTCGTATGGCAGCATTGGCTAACAACAGCGGTAGTTCAATTGCATTCATGCAGGCACAGGCCATGTTGAACATTAGTGAAGGTATCAAGAATGGCAAAGTGCAGACAATTGTTGTTCCTTCAAACTTTAACGCATTGATGATGACCAAATGACATTGAATGAATAAATCATGGCATTATTTTACAAAGAAGTTGAAGTTGAAATTGAAGTTGACTTGAGCGAGTTTGAGACCAAGGAGCTAGTTGAAGAATTAGCAAGTCGTGGATCAGCAGGAGAAGATGATACTGCTAAAGAATTGCTAGAAGCGATCTGGTTAAAGCGTAGGATTAAAAATGACAACTATCAAGAAGAATTGGATCAGTTGATTTATCAGATGCTTGGCCACGTTGTATGACACATCCTTTAGTAGGTAAATCATATACCTTTGAGGATGGCAATAGGATGGAGATAATCCAAGTAAGAGAACAAGATGAACTGCGCGGCGGTGCTAGTGTTACTTATTTGGCTTATCAAGGTCCTGGTATTCCACAGAAATTAATATTAAATTTAGATCAATTCATTGAAATCTACGGACAGTTATTTGAATGACTATTTAGGTAGTCTATTACAGACTAAATAAACAATGCTCAAAAGAATATTCAGTTTTTCCAATTTCACACTATTAGTAGCATTAATCCTTAGTACTATCGCCGCATGGTATAGTATTATTGGGTTAACTACTATTTTTGCCGGGGCAGTGATTCCAGTAATCATCATGGGTTCAGTACTTGAACTTGCAAAGATAACCACAACAGTTTGGCTGCGTAAGTATTGGAATCGTGCCGGTTGGTTAATTAAACTGTACTTAGTGCCTGCTGTAATAGCTATTGCATTGATTACCAGTATGGGTATTTTTGGCTTTTTAAGTAAAGCACACATGGATCAAGGTGTTACCTCAGGTGATGTGCAAGCCAAGATAGCAATTTATGATGAGAAGATTAAAACAGAAAAAGAGAATATTGAAGCAAATCGTAAGGCACTAAAACAAATGGATGAGGGAGTGGATCAAGTTTTAGGCCGATCAACCGATGAAAAAGGTGCCGAGAAAGCTGTGGTTATGCGTAAGTCTCAGCAGAAAGAACGGATCAGACTTCAAAATGAAATACTACAGTCGCAGAAGTCTATCGCGGTACTTAACGATGCCCGCGCGCCTATTGCTGCTGAGGTTAGAAAAGTAGAAGCAGAGGTTGGTCCGATCAAATACATAGCAGCATTGCTATACGGCGATGATCCTGATCAAAATCTTTTAGAAAAAGCAGTACGATGGGTTATTATATTACTTGTTATCGTATTTGATCCACTTGCTATTGCACTTGTTCTAGCTGCTAATGCAAGCAAAGACTGGGACAATGAAGAACTTGAATCAGAGATTGATCACCAAGAGCGCACAGATGATCTACTAGAAACAGTTGATGAACCTAAATCCAAAATTGAAGAAGAACCTGTAAAAGAATTTGATATTAAAGATCATCCATATTTGTTTAAACCTGCAGGCAGTCATACCCCACCTGGAATAGAACCTGCTCCGATTCAAGTATACAACCCAGAACCAAGCTATGATACATTAGAGCCTTGTTATAAGTGCGGTACACCATTAGTTGATGCTCCTGGAATTGGTCCGTTCTGCCCAAATAAAAAGTGTGATGTATTTGATGGACCTTATTTAAAAGATAAAGAACCAATTGAAATTACTTATATTCCGTTTGGATCGTTATCAATAGAATCTGTAGATGAAAAAGAAATGACTAGAGATTCTACTGAGAAAATTGTTGATCAAGATCCAAACTTTGAAGGTATAAAAGTTGATGGTGAATGGATACAAACAGGTCCTGCTTTTAAAGAAATACCTAAAACTGAATTAGCTGATAAAATCGTAGCCAATACTATTTCTTTTGAAAATTTAGAAGGCGGATATGTAATGTTTGACGGTAAGCACATGCATAAAGATGTGTTATTGGGTAAGCATCCAGATATGTTGAAATTATTCACTGATACAGGAAGAGAGAGCAAAACTAGTTTTGGCACTACATTTCCATCTGTATCCACAAAAGGTGATACCTTTGTACGAGTAGATGCCTTACCAAATAAGGTTTACAAATTTGACGGAAACAGATGGATCATTATTAATAAAGACCAATCAACTAGCTACTTGCATGACCAAGAATATATCAAGTATTTGATCAAAAAGATTGAAGCGGGCGAGTATGATATTGAATTGTTGTCTGATATTGAAAGACAGCAAATTGAAGAATATTTGACCAAACGCGATTGATCTTTAATCCAATATAGTCTATAATACTATTATCTTTAACTAACTCGTATAGGAGACAACTTTGAAATCAACAATATGGATATTCTCGCTGGAGCCTATTGAGACTCGCTATACAGCACAGTGGCACAGTCATGTGCCCGCTCTACTCAAGAACAAGTTAGGCGACCGTTTTAATGTGGTTCAAGTAGATGGTGTTCAGAAGAACAGCCAACTGACTCCGGGTGCGTTCTTAAACTTCTCCGATACTAACTATTGGAAGAGTGCTCAAATGTGTGCGTTCTTAGAACAGCACAATCAAGGCAAGACTGGCCCCGACGATCACTTTATCTTTACAGATGCGTGGAACCCCACAGTGATCCAACTGAAATATATGTCAGACCTATTAGGCTTCAACTGGACTATACACGGATTATGGCATGCTGGCAGTTATGACCCTCAAGACTTCTTGGGACGAATTATCGGTGATGCTAAATGGGTCAGACATGCAGAATGTAGTTTCTTTGAAGCTATTAATCATAATTACTTTGCAACAGACTTTCATATACAATTATGGAGTGATTGCTTTTTGCTTCCGGAAGCAAAGAAATCATTGATAATGTCTAAGAAAATTGTAAAGACTGGCTGGCCAATGGAGTATCTTAAAGATACGCTAGTGACATATAGCAATTTAGAAAAAGAAAACATCATTTTGTTTCCACATCGTATTGCTCCTGAAAAGCAACTTGATATCTTTAGGGACTTGGCAGAAGCATTACCAGAATATAAATTTGTTATTGCACAGGATCAACACCTATCTAAACATGAATATCATACATTGTTAGGTAAAAGTAAAATTGTGTTTAGTGCAAACTTACAAGAAACATTAGGTATCAGTTGCTTTGAAGCATTATGTGTTAATGCATTTCCATTAGTTCCTAATAGACTAAGTTATACAGAAATGTATCCAAGTGCATTTAAATATGATTCTAGATGGTCAGATAGCTTTAATAGTTACTTACAATTTAAAGATAGGTTAGTTGAGCATATACGTACTATAATGACAGAGATGGATGGTTCATTGCATTTTGAGAAAATAATTCAAACCCGAGAACTTATGCATCATAACTTTTTTAGTGCAACAAACTTACTGGAAAACATTACATGATCTTTAGCAAAGTAAGAGGACTCAAAGACAAATTGCAAAAAGGTAAAATTACTATATGACTTCAGAAAATAAACTAATACATTGTTCTTTTTGTAACACCCACAAAGATAAAGTTAAAAAACTTATCGTAAGTGAAGATGTTGCAATTTGCAGCGATTGTATTGTATTATGTAATAACTTGGTTGAAGATGATAGTTTAGTAGTTGATACTCAATCCAAAGAAGAAGTTAAATACGATCCTTCTGATATCAAGGAATACTTAGATGAGCATGTTATCGGTCAAGATAATGCTAAAATGGTATTGAGTGTTGCTATTGCTAATCATTACAAACGCATTACCTATCCGCCAAAAGACTTAGAAATTCAAAAGGGCAATGTGTTACTGATCGGGCCCACGGGATCAGGTAAAACTTTGCTGGCAAAGACAGTGGCAAAATATCTTAAAGTTCCTTTTGTTGTAACTGATGCTACTAGTTTGACAGAAGCTGGTTATGTGGGTGATGATGTTGAATCAATGATTAGTATGTTAGTTAATGCTGCTGGTGGAGATCCTAGACTGGCGGAACGCGGCATTGTGTTTGTTGATGAAATTGACAAGATTGCCCGCAAGAGTGAAAGTGCAAGTATTACCCGTGATGTGTCGGGTGAGGGTGTTCAACAAGCATTGCTTAAATTAGTAGAAGGTACAATTTGTCGTATCCCAGCAGCAGGTGGTAGAAAGCATCCTGGTGGTGATATGTTAGAAATTGATACAAAAAACATCCTATTCATAGCAGGAGGTGCATTTGTCGGGTTGAAAGACTTGATCAGTGATCGTAAAAATGGTTCTAATATTGGATTTAGTGCAGATATCAAAGATAAAAAGGCAGAGGGTGATCTTAAAGAAGTTACCCCAGATGATTTGACCAAATATGGAATGATTCCCGAATTTATCGGTCGTTTCACTACTACAGTTAGTATTGGTGAATTAAACAAAGAGGAATTACTCAAAGTTCTTACTGAAGTTAAAAACAACTATATTGAACAGTACAAATATCTGTTGAGTATTGATAATATTAAGTTGACATTTTCTCCAAGTGCATTGGATCAAATAGTTGAAAACTGCTTAAAGCTCAAGACAGGGGCACGTGGATTACACACTGAAATAGAAAAAGTTTTGATGCCGGCAATGTTTAATACGAAGAAATACAGAGAAAATAACATTACCAAGATAGATATATCAAGAGAGCAAGTTTTAGAACCAAAATCAATGATTTAATCTAAATAGTATAATTTTTTGCGTATTGCTGATACACTAAATATATGTGAGTGCCGATAGTCGGGCTCACACAGTCATATTTGCTTATAGGAGAAATAACATGACAAAAACATTAACCCTTCGTTCCCTTGACATTCCGCAACTTCACAAATTTGGTATCGGTTTTGATACTATTTTTGATGATTTACATAGGATGCATTCCCAACAATCTAACACAAACTATCCCCCATACAATGTCGTCCAAATTACTGAGGACGAATATATGATTAGTATAGCAGTAGCTGGATTTGGTTTTGATAACCTTTCAGTAACAAAAGATAAAAACTTTTTGATTATTGAAGGTAAAAATACTATCAATGAAGAAGACTTACCTGAGATTAACTATCTACACAAGGGTATCAGTAATAGAGATTTTCGCAGAGAATTCAAACTTGCTGATCATGTTGAGATAGTAAATGCACATCTTGAATTGGGTATTCTTAGTGTTCATCTAAAGCGTGAAGTACCTGAAGAACAAAAGCCCAGATCAATTGTAATATCCCATACTAAATAGTATAATAGCAGTGTGCAGTTGAAAAGCTGCACATTTTTATAAATTATAACCGGTAACTAATATGTCTAAAACAGAAACAAAAATCAAGATTAAACCTAACCTCGCATTAGTTGAACCACCGTTGTTCAAAATCATTTATATTAATGACAATGTTACTAGTATGGAATTTGTAGTGAGTAGTTTGATTGATTACTTTAATTATAACCAAGATACAGCGAAAACAATTACTCATAATATCCATGAAGAGGGTAGTGCGGTAGTTGCTGTTTTACCCTACGAGATTGCTGAACAACGAGGTATTGAAGTTACACTTGATGCGCGAAGTCAAGGTTTTCCGTTGCAGATTAAAGTAGAGGCTGATGCTTAAATAGAAATTTCTATTCGCCTAGACCAATAGGGGTTTCTTTTGAAACTGCTATTGTTAATGTAGTTGATATCGTTTATATTGGTGTCAACTACTTTTTCATATGTACCATATAACCAATGTGAAATTTTGCTTTCGGTGTCAGCAACTAAAGCGATATTTAAATTAAGTTGCTTATCTATAGTGCTGGGATGTTCTCCAAAGTATAACTCTATACTGGGAACTGAGTTAGTGACCACTATAATCTTTTTAACATCTAGGTGTTTTTGCAGTCGTTCTATTGTATTTCTGAGGTATAATATATCTGCATTACGATGCACTTCAAGTATGCTTTCAGCTTCTTCATCGTGTATAGTATTTCCATACCATCCATTTGCTCCCACAACTGCTATCCCATCAACAACAACCACATTGTGGTGCATTATTGCTAAATTACTAATTGAAAGACAAGCCTTATAAATTTCGTTCGTTCTTTTTACTATATCACTTGTATTATGATATTCCAACGAACCCAGAGTATAAAATATACCTTGATAAAATTTAGATAAATGCGACAGAGTTTGTTTTATAGTGCGTAAATCTTCACTAATATTTCCTGCTATTATGCAGTATAAACTAGTTGCTTTACCTTCCCAATTGAAACTATCCTCGGGGTATAGATTCAAATCACTAATTAGGTCAAACCCTATCGTATTCATTACTTGGCGATGCTAATCTTAGGCTTTTTTGGTACTTTAGCAGGTGCTTTAGCAGGTGCTTTAGCAGGTGCTTTAACCGCGGCAGGCTTTGCTACCTTTGGCTTAGCAGGTGCTTTAGCTTTGACAGGTGCTTTTTTAGCTACTACGACCGGTGCAGCTTCAACTACTAATGGAATTGGTGTTGCTGTTACTGGTTCCGGAATCTTATAAGGGGCTGTTACCATAGGTGCGGGTGTTGCTACTGGGGCTGTGGTTTCAATCCCGAATAGACTTTTTAGAAATTTGATCATAATTTTCTCCTTCACATCTATTTACTATCGGTTAAGAATTTTATATTTTTTTCTATAGATAAATACTAAACTATGCGTGAATTTATTAATATAATTAAACAACTAACTGAAAGTACTGGCTTAGCCGGTCGTAAACCCGGCGAGATTTTTAAAAATGAAAACGGGGAAGAAGCAATATTCAACGATATTAAATTCTTCCCAGAAAGTGGTGGAAAATACAAACCCGAAGAACTAGATCAATCCTTAGCAGAAATTGAAAAACAAGTTCCTGGAATTGTTTGGCAAAACAGTCGTTCGGGACGAACAGGTGGATTCGCACTAATCTCATTTGGTAATTTTACCATAGGACAATATCTACAAGAAATTAAACCATCCAGAACTGACAACAAAGTATCAAATACATTTACTGTAGACGGGTCAACTTATAAGCTCAGTAGCAAAGCTGCCGCTAAATCAGAAGCAGGCTTAAGTCCACAAGATTTGTTAGTTAATAAACTTGATTTAACTATCGCTAGCTTAATGAATCAACTGGCTAGTAGTTTGGGAACTAACAATCCATTATATAAAGTAGCACACAATATTGCAATGGGTCAACCATTACCCATGACATTTGATGCTCCTGAAGGAGTTAGCTTTACTGCATTCCGTGATTACTTCTGTGAAATACTACAGCCAATTGCATTGCAAAAAGGTCAATACACGGGTAACGCAGGTGAAGCAGCGGCTAAGTTTTTGGGCGGGACATTTCAGAAAACATTAATCAGTTTTGATGATAGCAAGACAGCAGGGTTAAGTGATAGCATTTTGTCTACGAGTGATGGTCACAGTGTATTAATTAGCACAAAAGGTGGCAATGGTGCTACTGCCAGCATAAAGAATCTGGTTGATCAAATCAATCAACTAGAAGAAACATCTGATGGTAAAAAATTCTTAGAAAAACACAGTGAAGTAGTTTCATTGATAAAACTTATACGATCTGCCGGACAAGCAAGTTCACCACTAATGTTAGGTATGCAGTATGGTGTCATCAGTCCTGATGATGCTGAAATGATTAGAGCATTTAAGAAAATTGGTCCAGTTAGTATGGACAATATAGAGCAATTGGGTCTTAGTGAAAATCTATTAAAATTAGCACAAAAACGCAGAACCGATGATCCAGAGAATGTAAACTTATACTATCATTTAATGGCAGTGGTTGCACACCAAGCAGCCAAAGAAGTGAACGACAAGACAAAATTTAGTGCAGCCGCTGCTGATATATTAAACAACGGGGCGTTGGTACAAGTTTATACTAAAGCAAGTGAAGGCAAAGGTAAATGGACCTTACAAGAATTCAATACTGTTTACCCTGGTGAAAGTATTAAGGGCGTTTATCTATCTTCAGGTAAAACATATTATAGCACTGGTATAAAAGGTAACTATACATTCAAAATTGATAAGGGTTCAGGTAAGCCTAAGGATGATGAAGAAGTTAGCACCCCAACTATCAGATCAAAACGAGAAAAGAATGCAGGCAAAGACGAATTAACAACATCTGCAAAAGATATTGTTAATCCTGTCAATAAGCCAAGAGAAACTGGATCCCGCACTAAGAGAAAATAATTAGGAATATAGCGTGGCAACTTGCAATTTTGACTGGTCTTCAATCAATCGCTACGAATTAATTGAATATATTTGGAAATTGCATCCTAAGATAATTAACATCCCAATGTCTATGGAAAAGTTTCATAGACTGCTAGGTAATCATATAAAACAGATGATACCTGTCAAATTAAAAAAATTGATAGATAGTAAAGTTGGCAGAAACCGTGCTTGGATTGGCGGCACCTACTACAGTCAGCTAGATAAAGAAAACAAAAACTCAATTGAATTAATAGTGGTGTACAAGAACAAAACTGATTTGATATCTATCACTGATAAAATTTTTATTAGAACTTGTCGCACTATATCAAACACCATAATGCATGAGATAATTCATATGCGTCAATATCGCCGGAGAGAATTCAACGGATTACCCTCATATAATAGCACTGCACCAAGAACTCGCCAGCGTAAAGAACAAGAATATTTGGGTTCTAGTGATGAGATTGACGCATATGGATATAATATTGCTTGTGAGTTGTTATGGAATTTTAGAAACAGCACTGACCATGTAATCAAATATCTTGACGAGGATCAGTACGGTAAGAAAAGAAATTATAATAGTTGGAGAATGTATCTAAAAGCATTTAATCATGACCATGAACATCCAATCATAAAACGAGTAAAACAAAAAGTTGTACGATATTTACCAAATGCAATGTATGGTAAACCGTATCGTAACAGAGATTGGATAAGTAACTAACCACAATCAGTTGACTTCTGCTTGAGATTGCAGTACAATAAGACTTTATTTAAGGAATCTTATGTCACTAGTCCCAATGGTTTTAGAACAAACAAGTAAAGGTGAAAGGTCGTATGATATATACAGCCGCATGTTGCGTGACCGTGTTATTTTGCTTGAAGGTGAAGTACATGATCAAATGGCCAATCTAGTTGTTGCCCAATTGCTTTACCTAGAAAGTGAAGCAGATAAAGATATTTCTATCTACATCAATAGTCCCGGTGGAAGTGTAACGGCGGGCATGGCCATATATGATTGTATGCAATTCATTAAACCCGATATTATGACTATTGTTATGGGTCAGGCCTGCTCAATGGGAAGTTTACTTGCACAAGCAGGTGCTAAGGGCAAGCGTTATATGTTACCAAATGCTCGGCACATGGTTCATCAGCCCTCAGGCGGCGCACGTGGACAAGCTACTGATATGGAAATTCAAGTTAAAGAAATTTTAGCTATGAAAAAGAGTCTTACACAAATCTATGTTGACCACAATAGTGTAGGTAAAACTTATGAAGAACTAGCTAAGGATATGGAAAGAGACTATTTTCTGAGTGCTGCCGAATCAGTAGCATATGGTTTGTCTGATTCTGTACTGAAAAAGCGTCCATAAAACGGTTGACAATAAGTGATTTCGGTGATATACTTACAGCATGAAATACTTAATTGAACTACTTCAAGCAGCCATCATTGCAGTAACAATGTTTGGCCCTTTTTTCTATTACTTTGCGTTTATGATGAAGCCGTAAAAGGTTGGCATTAAATAGGCAATATGCTATACTGTAAGTACAGATAAAGAAAGGGTACACATTATGAAAAGGGGTGAAATGCTTGGAACAATGCTAGTCATTGCTACTAACGCCCATGCTGGTGCATTTGATCGCGGTGGTGCCCCGTACATTCTACATCCACTGAAAGTTATGCACTACCTGAAAAGTGATGACGAGGAATTGATGTGCATTGCTCTGGGGCATGATGTTATTGAAGATACTTCGGTTACTTACAAAGACCTTCGTGATGCTGGTATCAGTGAGCGAGTCATCTCTGGCATTCGTGCATTGACTAAAGTTCCTGGTCAGACATATGATGAGTACAAGGAAGGTGTTTTTGCTAGCGAGGATGCGATGCGGGTCAAGATGGCTGATTTGCGACACAACACCGATATTCGCCGACTGAAGGGAGTTACAGAAAAGGATATTGCCAGGATGGCAAAATATCATACTTTCTTCATGGAAATCAAAGCACGACTAGGTTGACATTAAATGATTTTGGGTATATAATACATACTTAGACAGTTAATTAAAGGACATGAAAATGCGTACAAAAGCTATTATCCAAGGTTTGAAAAATTCTCAAAAAATTCGTGTGATTTTCAAGGGTGATGGTAGTGAAAATGATATTGGCATATACTTGACTGTCAAGCAAATGTCCGAACAATTTGCTACGACTAATGCTCGTTCATTGTGCTGGGATGCACTAGAAATACTGGCCCAAGATCGGCTGCTAGCTAAAGCAAATCGGTTTGGAATCCCAACTGGTCTCGGAACTACTATCCGCGGTAAACAAATTCAAGTGGATCTAGTGTAAAAAGGTTGACAATAAATGGTTTTGGGTATATAATATACTCTTAGACAGTTAATTAAAGGACTAAAAATGGCAACAATAAAATACACAAACGCAATCAATCAATATGCTGAAAAAGCAGTTAAAGACAAACTGACACAAGGTATGGTTTCTCAAAGGGAATGGCGCCCTGCTGCCGAGAATCTAGGGGTTACTTTTAACAAGTTTTTTGATGATGTAATGAAACAGATTCCACTTGTCAAAGCTAAAGTTGTTGCTGAACGAATTCAGGCATTGAAGGCTGAAATCGCTAAGTTGGAAGCACTGTAAAAGGTTGACAACAAATGGTTTTGGTGATATAATATACTCTTAGACAGTTAATTAAAGGACTTGAAAAATGACAAATCTCAAAGACTACAACAAATTGCTTGCTGCACAAGAAGCCCTGTGTCAACAGATTACTGACCTCAAGGTGCAGTATACAACTCTCGACACTACACTTGCTAACGCTCGTAAAGAGATTCGCAATCAAGTTGATTCTACATATGCGAAAGGCAAAAGAAGCGCCACGATGAAGTTCAACGGCCGCGTATTAAAATTGCGAATCAATCAGCGCGGTGACTCTGTTTTTGTAACTGAAAACGGCACAGCGTGCCTTGGCTGGTTCCCTAATGGGTATCAAGCAGAGTTTGCGTTTGCAACTGGTAAAATTTAATTAAAGGAATTAGAAATGAGTACTCGTTCACGAATCGGTGTTATGCATGGTGACAAGCTGAAAAGCGTTTACTGTCATTGGGACGGTTATCTGTCGTACAATGGTCGTATCCTGCAAGAACACTATGATAGTGCTAAGGCAAATCGTCTGGTATCTCTTGGTTCCTTGAGTTCCCTCAAAGAAGAAATTGGTGAGAAGCACGATTTTGATGCTCTCACTGATAGCTGTACTTTCTACGGTCGTGATCGTGGTGATTCTGATGTTGACTTTACTGTGGACCAATCTTATGCAGAATTCTTAGACAAGGAGTATGATTGCGAATACTACTACATTATGCGGGATGGTGTTTGGTATGTTGGTGTTGCATATGAAGCCGAAGATAACATGGTGCCCGGTCAACTGTATGTATTGAGTGAGCAATTGACTAAGGTTGAAGCAGAATGAACGAACGAATTCTATCACTTGCTGAACAGGCATCACACCAAAGTCCGGATGGATATCCTGTGACTATTCCGTACAGTAAAGATTTTGTTGAAAAGTTTGCTCAGTTGATTGTGCGGGAATGTGCTGAACTGTTTCCGCAAACATTTACCGACGAACGGTATCAGCGGAGAATTGATAAAACGATTAAAAAACATTTTGGGGTTTAACAATGGAAGCAGTAGTAGAAACAACTGAATGGTCGGGCGATGTTCAGCCCAATCATAAATACTTGCTTGATGGCACCAAGGTGCTTGCGTATATTAGACAGGGTTCTACTACCCCACTCTATCTCAAAACTCCATTGACAATTGACAAGCGTGGTCGTAAGTTTGCAGCACTTAACCCAAATCCTTTTAAGAAGGTCAAAGAAAAGAGTACAATAGTCAAAGTGTCCGGTAGCAAAGGTCAGGTCTATTCACTTGACACTGAAGAAAAAACCTGTAGCTGCCCGGGGTATGTTTTTCGCGGCATGTGTAAACATCTGGTGGCGATAGCATGATTTATTACAAGATTAGAAGTAAAGACAATCCAGAATGGTATGTGACTGGAACACCGCGTTATAATTCATATACCTTCTCTGGAAGAATCTTTCAGAAGATTGGTCAGTTGCGTACATTCTTGACACTGGTTATGAATGACCAACTTCTTAATCATAAAATATCGGAATGGGAAGTCGTTGAAATTGAAATGGTAATCAAAGAAGTAAAAAGTGTTCACGAGGTGATCACCCAAAAGAAATTAATAGAATTGTTAACAAAATGAAAATAGCCCTGGCGTCGGACATCCACTTGGAGTTCCAAGATATCAATCTTCAAAATACAGAGAATGCAGATGTACTAATCCTGTCCGGTGATATCCTTATCGCCGAGGACCTTCACAATCATCCTGAAATGACTTATGGTCCTTATAGTAATGTAAATCTCGCTGACTTGGGTCGCAGACAAGCAACCGCATTGCGTTTCCGTGAGTTTATTAAACGAGTTAGTTTTCAATTCCCACATGTTGTGGTAGTTGCAGGCAATCACGAATTCTATCATGGCAACTGGAAAGCAAGTATCCAATATCTGCGTGATGAATATAGTAAGTTTCCAAATGTCTATTTTCTTGAGCAAGACACTAAGGTGATTGGTGATGTTACCTTCATTGGTGCAACTCTATGGACTGACTGCAATAAGGGCGATCCACTTACGCTTCATGCATTGAGTGGAATGCTGAATGATTTTAGAGTCATTCGTAATGATGAACTTGGCTATACTAAGTTGCGGCCTGCACATACTGCGATTAGGCATCTCCAAACAGTTGGCTATTTCAAAACAGTATTGGCTGATACAAAAGATAGCAAGGTTGTTATTGTAGGACATCATACTCCTACTTCAATGAGTACGCATCCTCGTTATGTTGGGCAAGACTTGATGAACGGTGGTTATCACAGTGATTTGAGTGAATTCATTTTGGATCATCCTCAGATTGTCCTCTGGACATGTGGCCATGTACATGATCCTCATATGTATTACATGGGTGATACTTTGGTTGCTGCAAATCCTAGGGGCTATGCTGGACATGATCCCGCTGCTGATTTATTTGAGTTGGCTTATTTTGACTTAGACAATCTACCGCCTAAATTTGACGGAGTTATTTGGACCAGGGAATGAGTAAATTATATTGGGAATCTAATTACAATTCGTTGCCCAATATATATTGTACCCTAGTTAGAAATATCGTATAATTGCTACACATTGTACGAACAATGAATCATTTAATAAGGAAAATAAAATGACTTTAACTAAACAAGCCCGTGTATTGGAGGCTCTCAAAGACGGTCAAAAATTGACTGCAAAGCAAATTTCTGCACGTTTTGGCGTAAAGAACCCAACCGCAACAGTTAGCGATTTGCGTTTCGCTGGTTTTGCTGTATATGCAAATAAGCATAAAGATAGCAAAGGCCGTGTTACTACCAAGTACGAACTAGGTCGTCCTAGCCGTCGTGTGGTAGCTGCTGGATATCGTGCTTTGGCAATGAGCCAAGTCTAATCTCAAGACTTGAGATAAGCAAGAAAAGGGTGCTTTATGCACCCTTTTTCACTTGCACTAAAATCATTTATGTGCTATAATAAGCGAAGGGAGTATTGAATGAGTTTCTTTCATAATGTAATGAATAAGTTAGGTCGCTATAGATTGATTCCAGATCGTAGGACTGGAGCAGATTATATACATCGTTATTATATCTTTCTCAAAGATCGCAAATGGTTCCCCTTTAATGTCACCTTGCACAAGATTGTTCGGAGTGACGACCCAATTTTGCATGATCATCCTTGGGATTACATGACCATCATTCTTAGAGGCGGCTACTATGAGCATACCCCTGTTTTCAATTATGAAGGTAAAGTGATTACTGAATTTCAAGAATGGCGCGGACCAGGCAGCGTGATCTATCGCAAAGCAAACGAGTATCATTGGCTTGAATTGAAAGCGGGCGGTACTGCTACTACATTATTCTTTATGGGACCGCAATCACGCGATTGGGGTTTCTTGTGTAATGGGGATTGGGTTCAACATGAAAAGTATTTGAAGGAATTAGCATGAGTACATATAAACCAGACAAATGGATTGTTGTTGAAATAAATCACCAAGGTGATAAAATACAAAAAGTATTTGGTAATTGGTATGGCGGATATACAGGTGGTGACAGTTGGAAACTTAGTTCAGGTATCACCGAAACAGTAGAATTTGATGATAGATTTGAGTATACGAATATATCGGGAAGTCTTTACATCTGTTATAAAGGAAATGAAGGAACTAGCGGATATGGTGCCAGTGTCCTAGCTAAGTTTCAACAAGATATTTCTAAAATAGAAAATACTACGATTGAGATTATTACTAAACCAGACTTTCATAAAGAATGAACGAACGAATTAAACAACTTGCGCGGCAAGCTGGATTAGAGTGGAAGACACAGCAGCCGCACTATACCAACACTGATAACCCAATTGATTTTCCTGAATCAGCTAATCGTGATTTAGAAAAGTTCGCCGAACTGATTGTCAAAGAAACAATGCAGGTTGTGGCCAATAATTTCCCGCAGAACACTTACCTTGATGTTGCTGACGCAGTGATAGAACATTTCAAGGAGTAACGCATGATTGTTGAATTGGTTCAGTTAATTGTTAGTGTATATTGTCTTGTTAAATTCTTTCAATATTTAGATACACAGCCAAAAGATGATCATCCACAAGATAACATGGGTTGAAGAATGACAATGTTAACCCGTGATCAAAAGTCGGAAGAGATTATGCGATTAGAGATTTTGCTGACTAGAATGGAAAAAGAAGGCAAGAGTTTTAATGAATGTCTCCTAGTGTTGCGTAAGATTCAAAAATTGAGGGATTCACTATGACCAAACGAATCGGACCAATCACCCTAGACGGTGAAACAGCAGATCGTATTACACTGCTGACATTAAAAGAGTACAAGAGCTATCTTACAAAAGAACTCGCCGCTTGGCGTAAGAACCCACTAACGGAAGATAACCCAGACGGTATTTGGCTGCACCCTGATGATGTTGTAGGTGACAGTGTAGCCATCACTGCACTTAATACAATTATCAAACGGTTTGGAGTATAAAATGAACGAACGAATTAATCAACTTGCTCTACAGGCTAGACTAGGTCCAGCACTCTTGCTACACTACTGGGGTACGGTTGACGCCCTGGCTGACTCTGAACAAGACGGATTAGAGCAAATAGAAAAGTTCGCTGCGTTGATTGTGCAGGAATGTGCAGGTGTTGTAGAGAATGCAGTAAATCATCGTGAACCTGCTTCAACCTATGTCGGCAAGATCAAACAACATTTCGGAGTTGAAGAATGAACGAAGTTGAAACTAGAGTAAAATTTGCCGATACTCCCCGAGACGGAAAATGGTACGAGTTGCCTAATCAACAATACATTCGTTGGAACTTTGAATTAGGCATGTGGAATGAAATGGTTATACGCAACGGTAAAGCAGTTACTAGCGGACATGTTGCGGCAGGTACAGAACTTTTCGGAGTTGAAGAATGAAACCAGAAAAGTTCCAAGAATTGTTGGACGAGGTTGAGGAGTTTATCGGTGCTCATAATTTGAGTAACCCGCACTATTTGTTTGATGAAGAAATTATCAAATACTTTTCACACTACAAAAAGAAACACGTTAAACGAGCATTAGAGGAAATACGATGAACGAACGAATTAATCAACTTGCCCAGCAGGCTGATGAACTTGATTACCAAACTTTTGATTCCTACAATCAAACAGTAGTTCAACACTATAAGTTTAATAAAGAAAAGTTCGCCCAGTTGATTGTTCAGGAATGTGCTAAGGTTGCCGATGGTGGATGGGCAGACCCAGGACATCAAATTAAACATCATTTCGGAGTTGAAGAATGAACAAACAAATTAAAGAACTTGTTATACAGGCTGACAAATATGCCAATGATATTTGCGATACCGATGCCAATGCAGATTGGTATGACACCAGGGATGAAAAGTTCGCTCAGTTGATTGTGGCAGAATGTGCCAAGGTTATACTTGAAACTCCAGTTGATTATATGGAGATAGATACTATGCACCGGATTAGAGATAGTGTTAAAAATCATTTCGGAGTTGAAGAATGAATAATGAATTAAAAGAAATCATGTTAATCCTGCAAGAAGAATGTGCAGAAGTAACACAAGCTGTTAGTAAGTGTATGCGGTTTGGACCTGACCAAATGAAGCCAGGTAAAGATAAAACCAATCTTAATATGCTTGAAGAAGAAATTGGTGACCTGTTTGCCATGGTTGAATTGCTAGTTGATATGAAGATCGGAGTTACTCAAACTGGGATCAGTTTAGCAAAGAAACAAAAATTTGAGAAGCTGAAAAAATGGTCTAACTTAACTATTAATAAATAATAGTATGGATTATATTTCATCTTTTCTGGCCCTCGTCTTGGCATTCATATTGGGAATGTTTATAATGGCTAAAATTATCTATTATCACCTGCGTATCAAACTAAAAGAAGCAGGCATAGATATTGAAGCAGAGGAAAACGCAGGAGTAATTGCAGTAAAGAAATATTTTGTGGAGAATAGCAATGAGGTTCTATATCTTTACGAACATGAAACCAATAGCTTTATAGCCCAAGGTAAAACACTAGATGAACTTGCACAACTTGCGAAAGAAAACAGCAAAGTTGCAGTGGTCAGTTACAATAAAGAAGTAGTATGGTTTGACGATGGAAAGGTTAAAACTTCAATATGAAAGTACAAGGGATTAATCATCAACAACTGGTTGAGTTACAACGAGCAGCAGTAATAAGAACGCACGAGGAAGAACGGTATAGAAAAATAGTTGAAGATACTAAAAAAATAATCAAGGGCATAGATACTAGAAATCAAGAACTAAGGACTGAAGCAAATCGGCGTTTAGGTAGGAGTAAGGGACAAAATGTAGATATAGAGTGTTAACACATGAAAATAAATATTGGTAAATTCCCAAAGAACTCTAGTGGTACTAGAAAGATCAAAGTACAGATTGATAACTACGACACTTGGAATTTAGACTGTACACTAGCACTAATCATCTATCCAGCATTGCTTCAACTTAAAGCAACTAAGAACGGTGTACCCGTTGAGTTTGGTGAGGTTGGTGGCGAAGCATTTGGGGTGCAAGGTAGTTTTGATTTCTACCAAGAAACCCATGACGAATCATGGAAAGTTGGCACAGAACGATGGGATGAAATCTTAGAAAAAATGATTTGGTCGTTTGAGCAAATACTCAAGGATGATTATACTGATCAATATCATCATGGTGATGCCGAGTACAACTGGATCAAAAGTGACAAAATATATCTTAATAAACAATCTCCAATTACAGGTAAAGTAGAAGCTACATATCAAATGGTAGATAGGAATCCCGCAGAGCATTGGTACGATGGTGTTGGGCATTTGAAACATGACGAACGCATCCAAGAAGGATTAGAGTTGTTCGGCAAGTATTTTCGTAGTTTGTGGAATTAGTATGTTTAGTAACATGGCCAAACAATTACAGATGTGGACACCGGGTAAAAGTAAGAAAAGTTTTACTATTACCAAACAAGAATTTGAAGATTTTTGCAAAGAGTTTCTGTTTGAAGAAATTAAGGGTGATACTAAATTAGGACCAGCATTTTGTGAAAAATATGGGCAGACGAATTATATACTAAGTATATTAGGAAACAATTCAGCAAGAGCACATATTAAAACATTCTACCTAAAATGAAGCAAAAATTTGTAAATTATTACATGCAGATAGCAGAACTCACTAGTACATTGAGTTATGCTAAACGCCTACAAGTTGGATCAGTAATTGTCAAGGGTAACAAAATCCTTGCAAGTGGATTTAATGGCATGCCAAGTGGATGGGATAACAATTGTGAAAGTGTTGAATACATGAGTGGTGATGCTGGTGGATGGCTAGCCCCTGAAGAAATTAATGAACAATGGCCTTTTGTTGAAGATGATATAGAGCCTGACTTGGGATATGCCAGGCGCTATCGGTTGAAAACTAAACCAGAGGTCCTCCATTCAGAAAGTAACGCCCTAATGAAAGTGTCCGCAAGCACAGAATCTAGCGAGGGTGCAACAATGTTTTGTACTCATGCACCATGTATCAATTGCGCTAAGTTGATTTATCAAAGTGGTATCAATAGTCTTTACTATCGCAATACTTATAGAGATCCAGCTGGAATTGAATTCCTAGAAAAGAGTGGTGTAGTTGTTACTAAACACAAATCTTAAGTCTGAAATCATTATTGATTATGGCAAATTAAGACCAATGACTAGTTGGTTAGAGAGAAACTGTATTGGTGAATGGGGTTATACTTGCTTGATACCTGCAGGGCGTGATGGTGGCATGTATGAATTTTACTTTGAAAAAGAACGAGACTACACAGCTTTTGTGTTGTGGAAACAATGAAATATTATACTTTTTACCGTGAAAATAATAATTTTGATGATATTGAAAAAGACAATATTGTTAAGAAGTTTGCCAATCCTAAAATACGCTGGTATCAATATTTTATGATTGGTCTGAAAAAAGACGGCAATGATCAAAACTTCAGTATGCTTACATTGAAGTACGGTGAAGATATGGTAAACAATCTAACCAAAGACTTTACTCCCGTAGCAGGAGTAGATTATACCCCCAAGCGGAATTAATGTAGCTTAGATAACATATACGCTTCTGGGATGCGTGTCTGTGTATTCTTGCTACCTAATAGGATTACAGTCCTAATACCCTGCTCACCCTGTAACATCATAACAATACATCCGCCACTGGCAGTTATCCATCCTGTTTTACTTACTATAAAATCAACACCTTTGCCCACTAGCCTGTTAGTATTGTGAAAGACCGCAGATTTCTTCTTATTGATTTTCCATTTAATGATTGATGTATTACTTGCATTAGTGATGATTGGGTAATTCTTTGCAGCCATTACTAATTTAACTAAATCTTCTGCGGTACTTACATTGGTGTTAAACAACCCAGTTGGGTCAGTAAACCGGCTATTATTCATAGCTAATGAACTAGCTTTTGTATTCATTGCTTCAACACATTTTTTAACTCCACCAGGATAGTATTCGCATAACATTCTAGCAGCATTGTTGTCTGATTTAACAATTGCTAAATTGAATAATTCTTGTCTGGTGAATTTTCTATTGTAAAGTTTCTTGGGAATTGTTTCAGTTAATGATTGCCCACTATCTAATACAACCATACTTGTCATTAATTTAGTTATACTAGCAATAGCCCTAACCTCAGTGGTATGCACACCCTCAAGTATTGCACCATTAGCATCTGCAATCAACCATGCTTGAGCCGTTAAATTGGATTGTGCATAAGTTACACATTGGGATGCGGCTAATAGCAAAAATAGTACAGTTTTCTTCAAATCATTGGTTCCTTTTTATATGGAACTAATTCTATTCCCTTACCTGATACAATAACACAGCTTACCTTTTCCTTAGTAGCAACTATAGTCCATGTTTTAGTTCTAAAGTTTATCCAAACTGCCATAGTGGAATTTGCGTTATCGTCGGTTATCCCCATAAGTATGGGATACTCTTTATGTGTATCAAGTAATGTTTTAATTAGTATATCAGTATCATAACATGCTATTTTCACATTCACAAGTTCTTCGGGACTTTTTGCTTGTGCGAAAACACCACCTGAGGCAAATACTGCGATTACAAATATAACCGATGATAAGTTCATGTTAGTTTCCCCTTTTTGAATTCTTTAATAACAGACTTTACTAAACTGTCAATGCTGTTAATTATTGGTGTATCCTGTACTGTATCTTCTTTAATAGACAGTGGTATTTCAGTGCAGCCTAATACCACTGCTTTTGCTCCTTTGTCAATAAGACTATGAATTACAGTCATTAACATTGGATATGCTTCTGCAATCTGATTGGCTTTAATTAAATCAATGGCAGGCTGTACTAGTGTATCCATTTCTTCTTTAGTCGGTGCAATACAATCCCAACCTAACTTATTTAGACGGTACTGATACATACCCAACTCAATAGTTGCTTGTGTACCCATGACGCCTATTTTAGCATTAGTAACTTTTATGTCTCTTAATGCATCTGCAACACTATCTACAATATGAGCAATTTTAGCATGCCACGATGCTTGTTTTTCCATTTCGTTAAACCAAAAATGTGCAGTATTGCATGGTATAACAATTATATTACAACCGGTTGATATTAATCCTTGTATTCCCGCTAACAGGTAGGGTAACGGTTTGTCATCACCATTTCGCATACTAGTGCTACGGTCTGGAACTGTGGTGTCGCTCCAAAGAATTGCAGGGATATGGTCTTGGTCACGCTTTGCCGGAGTTTGAGCAATCAGTCTTACCATAAATTCGGCTGAAGCAGCAGGCCCCATACCACCCAATACACCAAGCCGCTTGCTCATATTAACACCAATATTAGTATCACTAGTAACACAACACTGATAATAGAAGGAAGTATCATTTCTTACTATACAGTATTGAAGAAGCAATCATCATAGCGGTTTGAATTTCTTCTATGTTGTCTGGGGGTTCTTTCCAACCCACACTTATTTGTCCAATGAAAACACCGGGTTCAGCCGGTACACTGATTCTGCACATGAAATTCACCCCATAATCACGATATACAAATCCAATCAAACTTTGCGGTTTGAGATATGAACTACAGGGAATTTTACCCGACATTAAACTGATCACATCGGTGTTGTTATCATAATTTTTTGAGAACAACCCAACATTAACACCATCGTGATTTTTATCTCTACCGGCGCCGCGGGTAGATAAAAATGCTATTTTTCTTGTATTTGAAAGTGTATTTACTTCTAATATAGCCACCATTTCAGCAGTGGTGTTTTTCAGCAAAAAGTTATGTGCATCCTCATATCGGCCATTCATCTTTGGCATGGCCTGTTGAGCCCGATAACTAGCAATAAACGCATCTTTTTCTGAGTATATGATCCATCCGCCAAATCCCAGTACACATAATAGAATAACCGTGAATAAGCGAAATGGACTTTCACCTATGTAGTTTAATAAACTAAGCAGTAACTCTTTGATCTTGTCCATATTCTGGCTCTTTATCACACACGAAAGCGGTCACAGCCACATTACCGTGTACATGGCTTGCTGTACGAATCATGTCCATTAATGGATCAACTGCAATCAACAATACCAATACTGCTTCACTTGGAAGTTTTAATAAATCACAAACAACTGCTACGGTAGCAACTGTAAGAATACCTGTTGTACCTGCACTGGCTAGCCCAGCAAGAATACTACCAAACAATACAACTAACAACCCGGTTACTCCCATTGGAGCCCCATAAATGTTGGCAATAAACACTGTGGCAATTGCATAATACGCAATACTACCAATACGATTAACTGTAAAACTCAGCGGAACAGTTAACTCAACACCTGTTTTGTCAAATTTCAACTTATGCAATGCTTCTTGTGCGTATGGGATACATGCTAAACTACTGCGTGAGCTAACCGCAACAATTAGTGTTTCTTTGGTTTCACGAATAACAGTCATCAAGCTAAGACCTGAACGCTTCCAGATGACAACAGTACCTAGTGCAATAATTAAGAATCCACCAATTGCTTGTTGCATGATAAACTCAACCATGGTCAAGAATATGCCAACTCCAACTTTACCAACTTGACTGCTGATCATTGCTAATAAAGCAAACGGTAGAAAGTAGTTTAAAAACTTAAAGATACTGATGCTGGCCTGTTGTACACTTTTCAATACATCTACTAGCATTTCTTGTCCAGAACTTTTAATATTGCCCAGTGCAATACCAAATATCAAACAAAAGATAACAATCTTTAAACTTTCACCTGCAGCCAGGGTGTTAAAGATGTTTTCCGGAATAAACTTTTGTGCCATCAGTATTGGATCAATATGTGGAGCCTTGGGCATGGGTTCTGTTAGAGTGATGTTTAGATCACTACCAGAATCTTTATCGTTGACAATTGCACCAAGTTGAGATTGTTTTGCAGGTGTCATTTCACTGCCGGTAACAGCAACAGTACCAACTCCTATCACTGCGGCAATGAACATACTTGCAATGAAGCCTATGATAATCTTTCGTATCATTGCGGCGCTGCCTTCTTTCTGTAAAAGACTAACAACCCCAACTAAAATTGTTGCAAGCAAGAAAGGTACTACAACAACTTTAAGCAAGCTAATGTAAATTCCACCAACACTTTCAAAGTTCATACTTAATGCAGGTGCATGTACTCCTGCCAACACTCCGATTATGATTGATCCTAAAATAGTCCACGGACTAGATAAGAAGTTTTTTAAATTAAATTTCATTTTATTTCCTAATTATTTCTTTACAGGAGACTTTTCAGCCTTGTATCGGTCCATTAACTTTTTAGTGTCAATATTACTGTAATCATTTTTAATTACATAGTTTACTATGCTTAGTAGTTGGGGTGAGTTAATATTTACTGCAACTGCAATATTATCAATAGAGTCAGAAATAGTTACAGTTTTTGTAGTAATTGCTGCATTAGGCTTTTCAAATGAGATTTTCTTAATTTCAAACTCATCTCTATATCCAGCAGCAATTGCACCGCTAGTTACATTATTGACAATCGTATCCCAACTATCTTCGGGAGTATATATTGCTTTGGGGAAATTTGCACGGGCAAATGTATCATAACTACTGTTACGGATGAAAGATATCTTGCCGTTAAATGTTCTAATCACTTCATACACTTCTCGGCCTTGACCGTGTTGACTTAGCCATAAGCGATTAATAATCATTGCTTGCTTGAGTTTGATGTACGGATCACTAAAGCGAACTGTAAGTAGTCTTGGACCTGTGATTGACAGTTTACTTACTGCAACATCTGCGGCACCAGACCTAACTTGTTCAACTACATCGGCAAAACTTTCTGCATCTCTGCGAAATTCCACAGGCACCCCAAGTAATACCCCTATGCGTTGAGCAATTTCAACATCTAGCCCGCGTATGTTTTTTTCATCCCCACTAAAGAAGGGAGGGTTATCTTTTTTGGTCATTGCTACAACCAAGACATTTTTCTTCTTAATTGCGGCTATATCCGGGGAAAGTGGTACTGTTGAAGTTGGAGATTGTGCATAGACAAGTGCCGAGAACAGCAATATTAGGAGTGTGAGTAATTGTTTCATAGTTGTATTTATGTTAAATATTATGGTTTACTCACCTTAATACCATGCATTTTTCCTTATTATGTTACATATCATGTATTTAGTGTTAAAATAGTCTAAACTCAATTACAGATAAATATTATGATGCAAATAAGAGAATTATTAGAAGATACGGCTGAAGCGAAAATGCCACATTTGTATCTAGATATGGACGGTGTACAAGCGGATTTTTTTGGAGCATGGGCACAAAAACACAATGTTTCAACTTATAAAGCAATCCCAAATCCGGAAGAAGCTATCAACGAATTAGCAAATTCTAGTCCAGAACAAATTTATCAATTTTTCAAAGACTTGAAACCATTGACCGGTGGAATGCGTATTATCATGTGGCTGAAAGATAACAAGATTCCCTATACTGTGTTGTCTGCTCCGTTACGAGGCCCGTTTAAGCAAAGCAGCATTGACGGTAAAAAACACTGGTTAGATCAATATAATCCGGGTACAAGTGGTGAAGCTATTTTCACCAGTGGAAAGTTCAAATACGCCACACAAGATGGTGAACCAAATGTTTTGGTAGATGATTTTGGTAAGTATTTAGAAGCATGGAGCAACGCAGGTGGTATCGCGGTTAAGCATGAAGATGCTAATACTGCACAAACTATCCATGAACTGGAAAAGATTTATGGACCGTATATCCATAAAACTTGAGTATCCTTATACTAATATAGTATACTAATGTATGGCTAAACCTAATCCCGGACAAGAAAAAATGCGTTATGAAGTAATAACGCAACCAAGCCCTGATAGTGAAGATGATTTACTATTACCTATTCCACAGGCATTATTAGATAAAATGGGTTGGAAAGAGGGAGACAACATTGAAATTGGTTTTGATGAGGCGGGCCGTTACATATTAAAGAAAACATGACCTACAACATTCAACAATCAACTGCCACCGATACTTTAGGTACTTACACTTCACCTAATAGTACTGCCTTAGTTTTTACTACTAACACAACTGCCTCACCTTATTGGATGGATTCACTTACTATTAAACCCGGTACGATCGGCACGGGAGTAATGCAAGTTAAAGGTGATGCTGAGTTTGAAGGTGATATTAAAATTAAAGGTAAAAGTCTAAATGAGTCATTGACTAAGATTGAAGAACGATTAGCGATACTACATCCCAATGAAAGACTAGAAGAAAAATGGGAAAACTTGCGTGGATTGCGTAAAGCGTATATGGAATTAGAAGCTGAAATCATTGAAAAAGAACAGATTTGGGCAACCCTAAAACGATAATGATTGACGATAAATCCTCTTTCTGCTATACTACAGTCACATTAACTATGTTTCTATCTATATGACTATGCACATGATGCACCCCGCATTATCAATGGGCGGCAAAAGCAAAGGTAAAGTCAAGTTTCGCAATGCTGAGGAAGCACAAAAACATCGTGAACTAGCATCTGACTGGCACACCCTACAGAAAAAATGGGGTGTTGAGCAGGGGCTAAAGAAACAAAAACGAGCAATGGCAGCAGAACCATTGATCTATTCACTTAGTACCCCAGTAGGTCGTACAAACACACATCACATTAAGAGTTTAGATACCGGGCATTCTGGTCCTGTATCTAGCAAACCATCACCAAAATATACAGGAACGAAGATGTTAGGGGTTGGTCAACTTCACAAGAGCAACGCAGTACCGGTGTTCTGTGACCAAGATGCAATTGATATTGCACGGATGCGTAGATAATTAAAAGGAGTTTAATAAACTAAATGAAAGAAGAAGGAATTAAGATGGATGGCAAGGTAATTGATGTATTACCCAATGCCATGTTCAAAGTACAGATGAATCTAAGTAATGTAGTTACTGGTTACATCAGTGGTCGTATGCGTAAGAACGATATTAAAATATTACTAGGTGATACAGTTTCAGTAGAATTTTCACCTTATGATTTGTCTAAGGGAAGAATAATTAGGCGTCTTTAAGACGACAACGCATAAATACATATTATGCGACATTTAATCCAGTTACTTGAGGAAAAGAGTAAACCGCAAGACATAGAAATTATACCACTAAACTTCACTCCGGCTGAAGTTAGTCCCGTTCTATCCAAAGATACATTGGATCTACACTACGGGAAACTAGCCCACGGTTACGCTGAACGCTACAACAAAAAAGAGGGTGACAGAGATTTCAACTATGCAGGTGCTTTTTTGCATAACACCTTATTCCCTCAATTCCGTGAAGTAAGAAACAATAACAAACCCAACGGCCCTATGTTTGGATTCATCAATAAGCACTATGGTGATTATGATAACATGAAGTCTGAATTTGAAACTGAATTTATGAAGTTAGAAGGATCGGGTTGGGTATACTTAGCGACTGATGGTAAGATTAAAACGATCAAGAACCATGAAGTACGCGATGATATATTGTTATTAGTTGACCGATGGGAACACGCCTGGATATTGGACTACGGTTCAGACAAGAAAAAGTATTTAACCGAACAGTGGAAGATCATAAACTGGAATGTGATCAATACCAGGTGGGCCAAACCCTATAAATAGTATAATGAGATCAAATGAATTCATCACTGAAGGTACCCTGAGGATAGATGTTCCCAATGAGGATTGGTTACAAGGTAAAATAGAATATGCTCAACGCAAAGGTCGTGACAGTTTTGGTGCACCGCATTTTGGTAGTACTACCGCTTATGTTAAAGCCC